TGTCATGGGGTTTTGATTCTTTGCCCCGAAGTTTCTAAAATAGACAACTTTTTGACCAATTATTTGTACGTACCCGTCACGCAATCTGCGCACACGCATTGTAGTTGATGGGATGTGCCCGATATAACCAATTCTTCCACCAGTGGTTCTTCCAATCTCTAGATAACCATTTCCTGTAGCCTGTACGTCAGTATAAAATTTTGTTAATGTTTCTGTAAACGACTCTTCGTCATTCATGCTCTCTAGCCATTCACGAAGCTGAATCTTTGCTCTTTCAATTCTTTTACGAGCACGAGCTAAAGCATCTTTGTTTTCTTGATTTTCCATTTTAAACATTGCCCCTTTGGATACATCAAAGTCGTATCCTAATCCAACAATGTTTTCTACTTTTGCATCAATGGCAGCGTGATTAGCAAAAGATGTATCGTAGTAGTTGGCCAGTTCATAAAGATTCCATGGTGGTGTGATTACATCAAATAGTCCGTACCCATTACGGAATACATCGCCAGGATTAATTTCTTTTGACCTTGCCCCGTCAATTCCAGTTGGGGTAGCCATAGCGTTATCAAGATATCTTTGAGTTGGTGGCATGTCCATGCTTTTGGCCATGCGAGTTGATTTGCGCTTAAAGTTGCTGTCTAATCCGTTAAAGCTCTTTAGGTCTTCCCATGCTTTGTTGAATGGGTCTTGTGCTTTAAATTGATTTTCTTGTACCTGCTCTTCTGGCAGACTAGCTCCTACGATATACTCTTGCGACATTATCCCTCATCACCATGTGCTTTAAGCGTTTGCTGAGCAGCATGGACTGCGCCAAGGTCGTTGAGATTGGGAAGAAGGCCTTCCTTCATTCTCTCTACTTGCTCAGAGTACTCTTCATCGGTTACCCTGCTCAAACCAGCAAAGAAAACTGGTTGTCCGTCTGGCTCCCCATAATGAGTTGCTGCAGATTTTAGTTCTGCAAGTTTAGAAATGTCACCCTTCATCGAGGGAATATTAAGAATGTTTCCGTTTCCGTCGGTAAACCATTTACCGTTAGACTTTTTCCAAACATATACGCCCCAGTCATACCCTTTATCAATGAACGTGGCTTTAGATTTACCGATTTGGTCGTTTCTCTGGTCAGGCATTGTACAATTATATCACATTAGACTGGTTTAGTGGTAATGGTACGCACAGAAAGATCTTTATAGACTGAATATCTGTACTCAGACCCAGTCAGAGGTATTTCGTCTCCAGTGATTAACTTGTTTGTTCCAGTATAAATGTCGTACAACCTTGACATATCTAGGCCAATATAGTTGTCTTCAGAGTATTCTGAATATGGTAATGCACCCTCAATCCTTTGTGCTTCCTGAATCCTATTTAAAGCATAGTAAGAAAGATTGTTAAAAAGTACTGGCCCTTTTACCTTAAAGACCCCAGGTCTTCTGTTCATGTTGAGAGGATTAACAAAAGCTATACCCAGCATGTTCCACTCATTTGTGGTTATTGTTGGAGAGAATGTAGGGTTGCCATTTAGGTAAAAGCCTACAGTTTCTACCTCTGTACCCGCAGAATCTGTAGCATAAAGCCTTACTCTTCTATTTTGCGAATCGACAGACCTGGCCTTGATAAGATAAGTTTCTGTCTTTCCACTTATCTCAAAAACAGTTAAGTCGGAAGACAAGTCTCCGAGATCATCCACATATATAGAAGTCTGGATTGCCGCCAGGCTATAGATTTCTTTTCTTTCTGAATTCATTCTCATTGTTAAACTTCTGTCTGTTGATGATGGGAATGAGCCTTGTAATTGCATACCGCTGTTTTTTGTAAGGTAGAGATATGGGGTGTTGTCTGGATAAATTGAGAAAGGATTGAACCCATCAAGATCTTGATAGAATCCATACTCAACAACTGGATAGATGTAGGATCCTAGTTTGGAGTAAACTCTATTACTAGCAACAGCATTTAGAGATTTAGCAGCTATGCTAAGCTTTTTAAGTCTTACGGGTCTTGTCCTGATTCCCTCAACTTCGACATCAGCATACATAACAATGGCTAGCTTGTCAAAATCAACATTTGGCGGTGGGTAAATGATTGTATTGTCCACGACTTCATACTTCGTGTTTTGCCAATCTGAATCTGGCTGCACAACTCTATCTCTGGAAAGCAGCTTAGTTGTAGTAAAACTTTCTTCTAATTTATTTGCTCCATCTTCAATATACTGAAAAGAAACGTATGTTCTAATAAAAGATTTTTCAGAATTAAATTCATCATTATTAAATCTTGTTGGCTCAGGATAATCAGTGTTAAATTGCAAAAAGCTAATTCCATATGCTTTATTTCCAGCGTCATTGACTATTTCTTTTCCAAAGTATTGGAGCGGTAGATAGTCTTGCCAGGAGGATGATGTGGCTATGTCTAAAGAAAGATTGTCGAATTCATTAGATACGAAAAGAGTGTAGCTAGCTTTATGAGAAAGAATATCATCAATGAATATTGTGTATGCCTGTCCAGCATCTATTGTTTCTGTTGGGCCATATGAGCTTGAAGTGTCTGTCCCGCCATCGAATTGATATCTCAAAAAAGCTGTACCATTATCTGAAAACAAATAACCTAACTTGGCAAGATTTCTTTCTGTAGAAAAACCAATTCGATAAATATATCCAGAGAAGGTATTTGTAAATTCACGGTTACCCCCGAAGTAGGCTCTCAAGAAGCTTCTACTATTTACAAAAGATGCGACTTTCCCGCCAAAACTATTAGCAAACTTGTCTAGATTCATCCCCGCTACAAAAGTAGTTCCTAGCGTGATAGCTGGTGTCTGATAAACGGTGTATTCAGGATCTGAGCCATATTTCATCCTGTATCTGATATGGTATCCCTTAACTGCAAAGCTTTTAGCCGACAAAATAAGAGTGTTACTCTCTTTGTCTTCAGATATTTCAAAAGTATCTGTGGTTACATTTTTAACAAAATATTCTTTGCCCTCTACAATTTCTGAGGGAACATCTCCAGAAAAAGAAATAATATCGCTATTACGAAGGCCATGAGAAGAAGACGTGATTTTAGACGAACCGTCGGTAGATACAGAATATTCATCGGTATGTAGTTCAGCACGAATATAATTCTTATTGGATTCATTCTCAAGAACAAAAAGTGTCTCTGTTCCAGAAAATGTAAGACCTGCTTCAAAAACTCCATAAAAAGCTTTTGTATTTCTTTCTTGCAGATTAAGCTTTCTAAAATATATGTATCCATTAGTATTGTTCCAGCTAGGGTCTGGCCTTAGCGTTATTGTATTTGCATATGTTCTATTTAAACTTGAATACCATGCTGACTGATCCTTGTTGTCAAATATAAGTTCTGGCAACTCATAGCTTGGTGGTGCCAAAACATTTCTTCCGATGTTTAAGTTTTCTAGATTGCCCCTCCGCCATTGGCCGATATCTGGATAGACATAGTTATTGCTGTAGTTGGAAAAGGTGTAGTCAACAGGAAAAGATTTTCCATTGTATGCAGAAGTAATGTTTTCTGGAAAGTCAACCGCCTGCCCATAAACATATCTTCTCTTTGCCACAGAGGTTGGAACCTGATATGGGTAAATTGCAAAACAGTCTATCTCAAATTTTTCAATGTCATCATAAGAATAAAAGCCTAACCAGTCTTGCTCAACACCATCTAAAGAAGTGTTTTCTGGAAGACTGAGGGTAGATACATCATAAGGTAAGTCTAAAACTTTTTCACCATTAATAATTACTGATGCCCCGCCAGGAAAAAATATAAGATTAAGAAGGATTGGTCTATACATTTGACCAACGTAGTGAGAGGCAAAGTTTTCTCCCACCCTTAAGGTGAAGAACGGCCCATCGATATAGAGTCCGTCCGTTGATGCTATTGGCCCAAAAATTCTTCGGGGACGATCAGTATTAGCATTAATTCTTATCCATGTTTCTACGGTATAAGTTCTATACTGACCATTAGCATTTAATAAACCACTACCTGGAAAAATAATTGAAGGTTTTCCCCTCGTATCTCCAATAATGGAAGTTAAACTTTTAGAACCAAAAACCATTGGCATGTTAATATTTTTAGCCAGCAGCTCGTTATTGTTGGCAATGTAATATGCCTTAGAATCGGATAGCCCATAAGCATTAGACTCAATTGCAGAGTAGGGAATTCCAAAGTTCACGTTTGGTTGTTGCCCTAGAGATACTCCCAAAGAACTTTCTTGAAATTCTTCGGCCCATTGACCAATAGATAGGCCATTAAGATAAAAGACTGCATCTGTTTCTCTATCAAGATTGGCTTTGATAGAAACATCAATCTTTTTAACAAGAATAATACTGGGGGTATTTACTCCACTACCCGTCGCAGAAATAGGATCTCCACCCTCCGTTAACGAAAGGGTAAAATTATTAGAATCAACAACATTGACATAATAGATAACTTCTTCAAAAAATCCTACAGGCAATATTCCATCAACCGTAAGAATCACCCTGTCATTATTGGACAAACCATGAGAAGACAATTCAAAATTTGTTGGGTCATCAACAACAATAGGAGCGACAGCATCCAAAGCAATGATTTCTTCATCTGGCAATTCAAAAGTAGAAGCATAATAGTGCCAAATATTTGCAGACTTAGCACTTAATGTTGTACTAGCAACGGTATCATTGTCAAAATGAGGCTGATCGGCAGAATCATAAGTGATGGAAATAGTATAAGAATCAACAACCTTATCTTGAATTTCTAAATCTACCTCTTCGTAGGCATAAAATCCGAGGGTAATAGACTTAAGACGAGGACTTAAATACTGATTAATTAAGCCATCAGAAGAAACAACGATATCAGTACCAGTAGTGTTGAATTCTGTAGTGTGACTATTATCAAAAGGAGAGTTAAGAAGATATTCTGGACTAGTCGTACCGCCAGAAATTTGCCAGGTATCACCAGAAAAATCCCTTTGATCTTCATTGATTAAAGAAACATAATCAACAGTATCATCCAAAGGCCATAAAACTATTGGATGCTCGGCAAAAACCTTTTCAGCATAAAGATTCGATGGTATAGACATGTATTCTCCATGTCTATTTTAGCATAGCTAGGAAAGAATCTTTTATTAATAATGCCAAGGGTTAAACAACCTCATCAGTCTTCAATAACCTCGGGAGTGTTCCCCTCAGCGAGCCACTCGTCTAGATCCGCATACCCCTCGATGGCTGTCACGCGCATAAGCCCATCTTCGTCAATACGCCCGTAAACTGTTGCTTCGTCAGATAGTTGCTCAAGAATTACCCATTTGGTCATAGTTCTGCGCTCCAAGCCAAGAATGATGTGCTACTAGAAAAGTCGGAAACCATCATTGCTCCTTCACCTACAGTGAACACCGAACTACCGCTGAAAATTAGTCTTGCTGAGAGTGTGCTCGCGCTTGTAAAGGTGGGAACACTTGTGCAGATTTCATTTGCGTTTTGGTACAACACGCGGTAGTCGGAGGCTGTTCCTGTGGTTTCCAACGCCGTAGGGGGCACGCGCATTTCAACGGGGAACGACACCATGCCCTGAACGTTGCTGTTTTGCCTGCCAAATGCTGGTCCGTATGGCGTATAGTTCGAACCGCCAGAACTAAACTTGAAATAGTACCTCTGACATAATGCTAACTCTGCGGCCTTCGACCCACCACCAGCAAGTTTGAACGGAGTAGCAACACTACCCGCCTCCAACTGCACACCCCACACATCAAAATCTCCATCAGCAATATCTTGCGCCTCAATTAACAATCTGACCGAACTCGAAGTACCCACAGTTTTTCCAGCGAGACTGTCGAAAGTGTGTGTAAAAGAAAACCTTTGCCAGCTACTAGTCAACGTTTGAGTGCCTAAATTGGCAGAATTTAAAGCAGAGCCACCAGAACCGAAATCCTGTTGCAAATATGCTGAAAGCGTTGTGGAGTCATTAGAACGCGCCCAAAAACTTAAAGTAACAGTCTGCCCCGCGAAAGTTCCAACATCTTCAATGGGTTGCTGCACCCGAATATAACCTGTTGTCCCCACAACGGTTGTTCTGTGAAAATACTCACCAGCGCCATAACCAATAGCCTCAACATCCCCAGCGGTAAAAGCTTCTCTTGACACTGTTCGAGAGCTTGGCACTGGACTGCCATGCCGAACATACCACCTGTCTGAAAAATAAACATTGTTGTCTAATGTGGTAAACGTTGTGCCTCTTTGCCATACCCCAAAATCACCATTAATAATCGCATTACCCGACGAAGCACCCCCACCACCAGTGAAGGTAGATTGCCATGCTCCTACGGTAGCATTCCATACATATCCTTCATAGGTGTCTCCATCTGATGGACTGTTGGGAAAATTCAATGCCATATTTTTTATCTCCGATTCTCATCCATTATACACTATAATGAAATTTTTTGTTAAAGTATTTCTACCCATTGCCCCTGCAAATTAAACAGGTACCAGACATATGTTCTACCGTCTGTTGCATCAAACCATAATTCTCCTGGTACTGGATTGGATGGTGGTGTTGTACCTACCGCGGCCTCTCCGCCCTGCTCTCCCTGTGGGCCTGTTGGCCCAATAGCGCCGGTAGGGCCAGTAGGGCCACTGTTTCCTGCTTCAATCCATTGACTAGAATCAACATCTTCATAATAGATTGCGGTAACAGCTGTTTCAGTGTTAAACCAACTATCACCATTAATTGGATTTGTTGGTTGTGTTGCACTGACAGTGAATGTTGCTCTACCTATTGGTCCCGTCGGACCTAATGGACCTGTAGGGCCTATTGGACCTGTTGGTCCTGTTGGGCCTTGCGGTCCTTCTGGTCCTGGTGGGCCACTAACAGAATCAAGAGTATTCCATGCACTAACACCATCACCAATGCGAATATTTTCATTGGTGGTATCAAAACCAATTTCTCCTAATGCTAGGATTGGATTTTCTGATTCCCATTCCGCCGCGGTGCCGCGACGTTGTTGAATTCTAGTAGCCAATAGACCTCCGATAAGTCTATTTAATTATAACATCTATTGATTAACTAGTTTTTGAGAATAGTGAGATAAGTTGGATTGTAGTCTTTCATCCTTTGGATTTATTTTTACCGCTGCGATTCCGTACCGTACAGCATCTTCATATTTTCCAAGGGTATAGGAAGAAATAGCCGCTAAATCATAAGGAGTTTCATTCCAAGCAAAATCTTCACACAAATACTCTAAAGGCTTTTCTTTAACCTCTAATGCTTTAGTAGAATATTCTAAACATTCTTCCCATTTTTGATTATGATAATAATCTAAGGCTAATTCTACTAATGCCTCGCGTCTATTCGGTGCTTCCTTAATTGCTTTTTTAAACCACGCTTCTCTTTCTTCACCCTTGCTACTTTTGGCAATAAACCTCATTGATGCGGCACGTTCTGGTGGCCATTTAGCTGTGGGTAGTTCTAAGTGACGCTTAAACTCTTTAATAGCTTCATCAAATTGAAAGTGAAAGAATAGTTCACGAGCATAATAGAATGTATTACGATCATCTTGTGGATCTTCATCTACCGCCAATTTTAGCAAGGGCATATATTGAGAACGAGACTTAGAACTATCTGGATGATGATGAATTTCTAAATTAGTCCATACCTGTTTTTCTTCAATACGATCAGGAACTAATACTTCGTGAACAGGGTGCTTCCATCGATAGTTAAAACGTGAGTGTATTTTGTCACCCGCATATTGCAAACCTGGAACAGTTTCTTCTTCATCGTTCCATGACCAAGTGTATTGGTATCGTGGACGAGTAGCCCCTTGTTCAAAAGCTTTTTCTAATTCTTCCCGCCAACCAGGCAAAAGAACTTCATCCATGTCTAAAGCAATACAGTAGTCAATATCTGCGGGTATTAGAGCTAAAGAAGCATTACGAGCATTGTCAAAACGCCATGGATTAACTAAAATAGTTTGAACATTAATCCCCAATTTTTTGGCGGTATCTAAAGTCCCATCAGTGCTACCAGTATCAGCAATTAAAAGATAATCAGCATCCTTGGCTGATTCATACCACCTAGAAATAAATCTTTCTTCGTTTAAGGCAATAGAATATACAGCTATTTTCGCCATTAGCCATTTCTTTCTTTTTTGTTTCTATTTTTTTGCATAATCCTGTAGGCTCCTCCAGAAGTGAATTTTGTCATAAAGTTAAGCTCATTTGCTGAAAACAATCTCTTATCATTTTCGTTTTCATCCCTAACCTCAAAGTCTACCCTTTTTCTTTCAAAAGGAATATACAGAGCAAAAGGCGTTCCTCTTTTGATAAAAACACTCTCACTATTATCAAAGTAAAGAACCTGCTGATTAATTTCATGATGAATATCGGTATCAATTACTCCTGGCATTACAGAAAATTTTTGGTCAGAATGGTAAAACAAAGGAAGTTGATAAACGGACCATCCAGGCTTAGTTATTACCCTCCAGGGGCAGTGAGTTTTAAACACAAAGGTAGTCTCTTTGTCTAAAAAGAAATGATTGCTATATTTTAAAAATTGTGAGTGATTATGACCGTCCCATTTGGCACTCTCTCCAAAGCTCCCAGCTAGAGATCCAGATTTTACGTTCCACAAGTCAAGTTCTTTTGAATACTCTAGAGACGTATCAGACCACATGGGGACAACAAAGCCCTGGGAAAAATAGTCTACCAACCCAGGGCACTGTTTTATTGTAGCGCTGTCGGCAAGATCGTCAAATCTAGGAGTATTCTTAAACCAGTTAGGCAAATAACGAATAGAAGGTTGTGGACGACACTCTTCTATAGAAGAAAGTCCTGGGATATCAGAAACAAAAGATATAACATCTTGCTGCTTTTTTTTAAAAAACATTACATTCCATTTCTCTCAATAACATATATTGTATCAGAGAGAAAGAAAAAAATCAAAGATTGTAGAACTTTATTCTGTAACCATGTCCCAAGACTGAGTCTTTTCGTTCCACACATAAAGATTATCGTCTATGGGCATCGAAATAGGTGGAGACCACAAGCATGTACTTTCGTCAAGAACCCACGAATCAAATGGTTTTGGCGGAATAAACGCATCACGGTGCTCGTCATAGATGTAACCGATACCGGCATAGTTAAATCTAAGCGCTTTGGACTGGTCCTCTGACGGTTCTCCCGTCGCTGGATCATAATGTATACCTCCCCAAGTGTTATAAGAGGTCTGTTTATAGGTATCTCCAGTGCGAGCAGTTAGCTCAGATTCAAGACCGTCGTCTTCTTGACGTCCCCTAAAAACCTGAACAACAAATGATTCTTCATCAATAAGAGCAAAGTGTGTCATGATATTGTCACCGTTTCCGATCCGGTGCTAGTTGCAGTAATTGCGTAAATCATATCATCGCCGTCTTCAAAATCTCTATAGGTCACTCCGACGCTAAAATCAACTGAACGAACACTTGGAATACGGAATAATATAATTCCTGCCCCGCCACCCGTGCCGGGGCCACCGCCACCACCAGTGTTCACAGTACCATTGCCGCCGCCTCCAAGTCCTCCGGCTCCGGTGGTAGCGTTGCCAGATCCTCCGCCGCCTCCGGCAAAATAAACATTTGATCCAGAAACTTGTCCAACCAACAAGCTGTTGGCAGCAGCTTCTGAGGGCACCATTGTGGAAATCGCACCTTGACCGCCACTTCCATTTGAGCCACTACTTGCGTTTCCACCTTGAGTCCAGGCGCCGCCACCGCCACCAGAGCGGCGACTCTGGCTAGTATTGTGTTGGCTATTGCCACCCTTGGTACCCTGCTGGGAAGTTCCCGACGCACCACTATCGCCAGCATCTCCACCGCCGCCGCCAGAGCCACCGCCGCCAGAGCCACCAGAAGTGGGGCTACCGAAATGCTGAGAACCTCGACCGCCTCCAGTGCAGCTAACAGTGTGAAAAGTCGAGGTAGAACCATTAGAATAAGCACCGCCACCGGCACCGATAGAAATACTAAAAGTGGTTGGTTCGGTGATAGTAAATGGTGCTTCTGTGGCGGACTGAGCACCACTCAAGTCAGAACCATAGCTTGTGCGATAACCTCCGGCACCGCCCCCGCCGTTGGCACCACTGTTCCCCCCCCCGCCGCCACCGGCAACAACGACATAGGGAATCGACAATGGATTATTTGGCGATATCGGCTGAGGTGTCCCTGTAGACATAGCCGAATAACGTCTTTGTTTAGTCAGACTAGAAGTGGACATTCTACGAATAGACAAAACAAAACCCCTTAAGAAATTTCAGTACCAAAAACATTTACACTAATATCAGCACTTGAACAGTATACCGTCAAAAGATCAGCGGCATCCATAGTGATTCCTAGTGTTAGTGTTGTTGAATCGTTGGCTGCTAGTGGAACATCGTATGCTAAATAGTGCTCGTTTGATAATGTAGCACCATTCGGACGGACGGCTAATCTAAATGTACCCGCAGTTCCTGCCCTATTGGCAAGAATTACTGTTGAAATGACTGCTTCGGTCGCAGATGGAACGGTGTATACCGTAGTCTCTGTGGTAGCGCTTGGTGCTGATTGACCCAATACTTTATAAGCGGTTGCCATTTAAATTCCTCCAAAAAAATTATAGCACATTATGCCCCCATTGTTAGGAATGCTACTGGTAGTGGTGGTTCTGGTTCTGGCACAATTGTGCCTACCGCGCCATTTTCCCAGTTTCCAGAAGTGCTGTTGTAAATTAAAATCTCGTCGTTGTTGGGGGAAGCTGCATCAACATCATCTAAATCAGCAAGATCTGTTACTGTTAGTTGTCTTCTCCAAATACCGGCGGTAGCGTCCCAATAAAAATTATCATAGGTATCGCCATCGCTTGGACTGTTGGGAAAATTCAATGCCATATAAGCTCCTTGTCTATATTATTATACACTATTTATGATTCTTCGGGATATAATTTTGGCCAAATAATATTAAATGGGTCTTCTTGTGTTTGCGGAGTGTCACGTAATTCTTGGCGGTATATTACATATTCTTCTTCTACTGGAATACCCTGCTCGTATGCCACAAGAACAACATAGTCTGTTTCTGCAAGAAGTCTATCTCTTTCAGCTCTAACAACGTTCCACTGTGCTTCTTCTTCAGCTAATAGTTCTTCTGGGGTTTTGTCTCTCACTACCCACAAAAAATCGTCACCATGCCATTCAAGAACTTGATTGGGCTCAATAGCAGGAGGATTATCTACTGCAATGTACCCCGCATCTGCGATTTCTTCGGGGGTAAAAGTTGAAGAATCAGTTCTTGTTCTACCATTAGATAAATGAATTCTAAATGGTAGTGAGGTTGGATAAGCACCCTGATAAGAATATAAAGTCATAGTAATAGTTTACACTAATTATAATTTATAAGAATGTGTATATTCTTTGACCTTGAAAATTTACTGGACATTTAAAATTGCTCAACAAATTAGTTGTTTCTGATATTCCTGGACCAGACCAACTAAAAGTTAGGTTGTCCCCTCCAGAAACTTCTTCGTGGACTATTCTTATGGGATACCAGACTCCACCAGTCAGAGTTGTAGAGCCACTTCTCTTCGTGTCCCCCTGGCCATTTCCCATATTATTATTAAGAACAGCATTTGATGTTGTTCTACCACTAGAAGCTTTTGCCATATCCCCTACCCAAACACCACTTCCATCATCGGAAGAGGTATAGAAAGTATATGTTCCAGTTGTTGGCGGTTTGAAGTACCCGATTGCAAGAAGTCCGTAGTTGTCTCCACGACTACCGTATGAAATTGAAGAATATGTTATTGGGCTAGATAATGGTAAAGAACCGATATTTCCTGTAGAGATTGTGCTTCTCCAGTTGCCGCCAAAAAATTGTCCGACAAGACCTGGGGTACCATAACTATCCAAGTAAAGACCTACGTCGCTAGGATTGTTGCTTTGCCATTTTTTAGATTTATTTGCAGCATACTGTTCTTTTAAATAATAAAGCCCATTAGATGAGATAAGGCTAGTATTATTCCTTGGTCCTATTATTCCACCGTTTGACATTATGGCTCCCTATCAAATATTGCTTTTAAATTAAAAATACCCTTTAGCTCAAATCTTGAAACTAGTTGATTTGAATAATATCTTAAATTAGATTGGGCTGTTCCTGGCCAGGCTAAGTTTGATGTACCTCCTGGACCATTGTCGGAAGTAGCTAAAATATAAGAACCACCTGCAGTACCCGCCCAAACACTGTTTTCCATTGGGCCGCTTCCACTAGTAAAAGCTTCTCCCAAAAAACTATTATTCCACCACGCTCTTACTCGTCCTGGATTTATCTGAAAATCCCAAACCAGTGTGCCAGAAGAAGATGCATTAAAGATATCTGTGTCAATATCCAGAATTGCGGTTGTTGATGTGTTTGGTGGATTTGCTCCATCTGATGCTAAAAATCTTAAAGTTTCTCCAGAATTAATAAGGCCTATTCCACATCCAGATCCGGTTCTTCCTAATTCAAAAATAGTTCCTTCGGAATTAAATACATTTGGAAAAGTTATATCACAAGCGAAAGTTACATTGGAAGATCTGTCAAAAGAAGAGTTTGCTATATTAGTACTTTGGGCAAAAGAGTTTGTTAGAACTAATCCATCTTCTGGATTATAACTTTGTTCATAGCCAATATATCCTGCATTATTAAAGATGCTGCCCATTAGCTAATTTCCTCATATGAGCAAATTGCTTGCAAATCCCCCGTCGCTGAGGCGAGGCATCTAAGAGAATCACCTTCTTCAAGATAAATAGCAGTGTCTTTAGATATTACGACAAGGGTAGAATCTGCGGGTACAGAAATAGTATTAGCAATTTTATATGAAGTAGAAGAACGAAAAAGATCAACAGTGATGTCAGCTGCATTTGTACCGTCCACATTTGCGACGGTAAGGGAATTAATCTTAAAGATCTTTCCACTAGCAGCAGTATTTTCAACAATAGCAGTAGCACTAGTGCCTACAGATTGTACAGCTGTCTTTCCTCTAATGTCTGTAACATTTACAATATTAGGATTTGCCATAATATTATTCTACCATCTATCCGAACACAATTGCCATAGCTATTGCTTTGCCCGTAGTAAAGGTGCTACCGGCAGGACCAGTCGGCCCTGTCGGTCCGATAGTTGAAGCTATCTCTACCCACTGTGAAGAATCTACATCTTCATAATAAAAATATATCTTTCCATCAGTTGAATCATACCAAGTTTGTCCTGCCGTCGGTCCCGTGGGGGAAGTGGTAGAAATATCAAGAACAACACTACCGGCAGGCCCCCTCAATGCTTCAGCTAATTCAACCCACTGTCCACTATCTCCATCGTTATACCAAATAGAGGAAAGACCATTTGTTGTATTAAACCATATGTCTCCTGATACTGGACTTGTTGGAGCCGTTGCCCCGACAGTTGCTGTAGCAGTTGTCCCCGTAGGCCCAGTAGGCCCAGTAACTTCTGGACCTGTTGGCCCCGTAGACCCTGTTGGCCCAGTTGGTCCTGTAGGACCTCCTGATGGTCCTGTGGGTCCTGTTGGCCCCTGTTTGGTCAACTCTACCCATTGATCTGAGTCTACGTCGGTATAGTACGTATAAAGACTTCCATCTGTAGAATCAAACCAAATATCTCCATCAGAAGGAGAAGTTGGTGCTGTATCAGAAATTGTTGTTACAAAACTACCGGTAGAACCAGTTGGACCAGTAGGACCAGTCACTGTGGAGTCAGCTCCCGTTGGGCCTGTTGGGCCAGTTGGACCAGCAGAACCAGTTGGCCCCGTTGGACCTGTTACATTAGAATCAGCACCTGTTGGGCCTGTTGGGCCAGTAGAGCCAGTTGGACCAGTTACTGTAGAATCAGCCCCAGTGGGACCTGTTGATCCTGTGGGTCCTGTGGGTCCCAAAGCACCAGTTGGTCCTGTGTGTCCTCTTAGTCCAGGTTCAGCTATCTCTATCCATTGACCGCTATCTACATCTTCATACCATACTGAAGAGTATCCGTTCACAGAATCTAGCCAAACATCTCCTGGGGACGGATTTGTTGGTGCCGTTTCTGAAATAGTAAAAGCGGGAGGTCCTAGAGGTCCCGTTGGACCTGTCGGTCCTTGAATACCTGTTCCTGGTATCCAATTTCCTGTACCTTCGTCATATGTTAATGACTCTCCATCAGATACCGAAGAAACATCAATATTTGCCAGTGCCTCTAAATCAGAAGCTTCTGTTAGTATATTATTACCATTTACGGAGGCGGTAGCACCTTCGACAATAAGGCCATTTTTTACCTTAAAGTCTTTATTGCTTGTAGCCAAATGCTACCACCTCCATAATAGTTATGCTATAAGTGTACCAAAAATGGTTACATCGGTTGATGCATTTGGTACTGTTACATTGATGTCAACATTTGTACCGTCCAAAGTTGCAGTAACGGAACCCATAGAGCCATTGGTCTGCACCATTGCGTATTCAGTGATAGCAATGTTGTCAGATGTGTCCATGGTTAGAAGAATCTCAGATACTTCTGTGTGTGTTCCGTATGCAAACTTAACTGTCATTTTTGCTGAACGGTATGTTGCGTGAGCAAATGTGTATGCCTGTGTAGAAACATCAGCAGTAGCGACAGTCGAAGTAACAGCAAATGTTTTCGTTAAAGAATTAATCTCTACTTCTTGAAAACTTGGCGCTGTTCCATCAAGTGCATCGATTGCTCTTTGATCAGTGAAGTAAAGATTTGTGCTTCCTTCATCTAGGTCATCAGTAGTGTTGCTATCAAAACCACTAGCTCCCTCGAATGAAATACTATTTGCGTTGTCGTCATAGGTTATTGTAATGTTTGTATGTGTACCGTTTGAAATTGCGGTAGCTACAGCATCCTGTGCACGCTCATCAGTGAAGTATAGATTCGTTCCCTCGGAAACATTACTTGTCGTGGCATCAAGACTAAACTCTGTACCATTAAGAGCCAAACCTGTGCCAGCGGTGTATGTTCCTGCACCAGAGAACTGTACCCAGTCTATGTCGTCTGTTCCGATGGCGAATGTTCCTGCATTAGCTACAGTCGCTACCCAACCAGTTGCTTCGTATGTTGTTCCGTGTTGAACAAAAACGTAGGAGCCTGGGACTTCTTCTGGTTCGTCACACTGTGTACATCTTTTTAGTACCCAGTCTGTTACCGCATCACCGACAACATCAACAAAGTATCTACCATTTTCTGTGGCATCCGTTTGATCTTTTACGAGAATACCGTCGCCAACTGAAAAGTCGGACCATCCGTCAATTGTGAGGGTAGCTGTAGCTGGAATAGTTAGGGTAGCGTCAACACCGTTCGTACCATTGCTATAAGTAGCACCTAGGTCAGCGTTAGTTGCAGCCTCAACAGATCCTCTAACAATTAGACCTTCCGCAACTTCATCAACATATGTTTTGGTTGCAAGTACAGATGTGTCAGCAGCGATTTCGCCAGTGCCAGATGTGTACGTAATTCCTGTACCGCCAGATAGAGCAGCTCTTGCTCTTGCATCTGTGTAGTATTCATTGGTAACACCCTCATCAATATCATCTGTAGTGAGGTTGTTCGTTACTGCATCCTGTGCTCTTTGATCAGTAAAGTAAAGGTTACTTGCACCTTCTGGTAGGCTGTCAGTATCAGTTGTTCCCAATGCTGTAACAACACGAGCATCAGTAAAATATTTATTAGTACTACCTTCACTTAGTTGATCGGTAGTACTTCCTTCAGTGATGATGTTTTCACCATCAATGGTACCTGTCGCACCTTCAACGACGAGGCCATTCTTGACTCTAAAGTCTTTATTGACAGTAGCCATGATTTATCTCCTTATGCTTTAAGTCCCATTCGCGCATAACGAACGGTAACTGGCCTAACGGCAACATTGGGAATTATTACAAGTTGTAAAACATTCCCTTGCCTAGAGACATCAACGGTTCCCATATCCCCATCGTTGTCTATTACCCCATATTCAGCAACATTAACATTTGTGCCATCTATGAGTACGCTTATTTCTGTAGCGTAAAACTTGTCATCTCCATCTGTTGTTTTTGAGATGGAAACTAAATATTTAACCATTCTCCACTTTGTAGTGTCGATTTGATCAATTACTGTTGAATTTTCAATACCGCTGATTTCTTGCTCATTATTTCCAGCGGTACCAAGATCAGTAGATTGCTGAATCAAAGTGTCAATGAGATCAACATAGTCAGAACCACTTGGCCTGTCACCAGTCTCGAAGGCACTCTTAAGCGCGTCAATATCTAATCTTGGCATACATTAATTATACCATTTGTTTATTTTACAAGATATAGTTATTTTGACCAATTACCTGTACCCCGATTGGCGGGGGATTATTAGGGCCATAATTCTTAAATCCAGTATTAATAAACTTAACCCTAAAGGGCAAAACATCATTAACACGAACTATTTGATCTGGGCCATCAAAAGTAGCAATAGGATAATTCTTCTCGCTGATTCTCCTGAGCTTACGTCTTGGCCCTTTAATGATAGAGCGAATAGATGAAAAAATTACCCTAGAGACAAAACTATCCTTTTCTACAAATCTAGATGAAGACCCATAGTCAACATCTTTGATTGTTACTCTTGACATTATTCTGTAACGTCTTCAATGATAAACATTTTTCCCTGAGCTACCGTCCAAACCCTAGCGCCATCAGAAAGCTGAATATCAAAAACATCATCGGTCTCAAGAAGCTCTGACTCGGATGCAGCCAGGGCAACGGTGAACTCTCCAGCCTCGTCGTCTAGCTCTTGAGCTGGGGTAAGTTGAACGATATCAGTACCGTTACGCTCAATATCCATCTTAATAGTCCAATCAGGAATATTCAGGGGAAGCTTGTCATCATCAGTTACATAAACCTTAAAAGCAGCAGTGTCACCACGAACAACAGTCCATGTGACCTGTGGCGGGGTATTCCCAACATTGTAATTTCTAGTAGCCATAATAATTAATTATATCATTCTATAGTACTTCTACCCAGAAGTCATCATAATAGTGATACATTCTTCCGTCTGTAGTATCTACCCAAACATCGCCCTGAGATGCTCCGGTGGGTGCGGTATCAGAATACTGAATCCCCACACCCGCAGGCCCCCTTAGACCACCTTGAGCGATTTCTACCCATTGCTGAGAATCACCGTCGTCATAGTAAACAGAAGTAATCCCATTGTCAGTGTTGAACCATCCATCTCCATCTATGGGTGATGTGGGTGCTGTCACTGAAGAAACAAAAGATTGCCGACCTGTAGCGCCTGTTGGACCTGTTGGTCCGATTGGTCCCGTGGCCCCAGTTGGTCCAGTAACAGTTGAATCTAAACCTCTTGGTCCAATTGGTCCTGTAGGTCCTGTAGGTCCAAAAATTTGAGCAAGAAATACCCATTCGAGGACACCGTCTACTCTTTGATATTGATAAACAATTCCATAGTCTGCTCCGAAGGAATCGAGATTAAGGAAAAGATCAAATTCTTGTGGCTGTAATAGCTCTGTTGTTTCAGAATCAAAATAATCTTCTGGATCTGAGGGCGCAGTAAAAATCTTATTACCGCGAGGTCCTTGTGGGCCGAAGTCAAGACCTACATTAACGGTTGATGGTCCACCTAAAACCGTAACGCTGTCAGAAGTGTATAAAACATCAACCATTAACTAGCTCCAGGATCTGATACGCCTACCTGTTCTGTCACAGTAATGTTTCCAGTGAGAATTGTATGAATAAAATCGTAGTTGTCGCCAGTTTTGTTAATCTCTACGTCATACACGTATTGTGTGCCAGCATTAAGCTCGTCACCATCTTCTGGTCTAATCGTGCAAAGGATGTACGCACTTGTTCCGCTACCCACGATTTCAGCATAAGCGCTAGTAGTTGATTCTGCTCCACGAGAAGTAGCAATAGTAAAGATAGGACTGGTCAGGTTGTCGTAGCCAGTGAGATCAAAGGCAGAGCCAGAGGAATCTTTTGGGTACACACGAAATTCAAGGGTGTCGCCCTTGTAATAGCTAAAGTTGTAAGTTCCTGGGAAGCTCATTGTTTCTCCTCAAATAATTATATCATGCTGATCTTACAAGTATCCTATTTGCAGATCGTTTATGATCCAATCTTTTACATCAGCCTGCTTTGACAAATATACTGTTACCCCTGCAGAAAGGGGAACGCTGTAGATTGACAAATAGTCAACATCATAAAGATGTCTAATGTAGCTTCTAGTTGACCTGTTTCTATTTATCTCATAGGGGACAACGTAAGTATAAAACTTTTCAGACGGATTAGCACCCTGATAGTTATAGTTATAGTGAAGTGCTAGATTCTCTCCACCTAAAGTGTAATTGTGTTGCAACAAGTTGTTGATGGTAGTTCCGTTGGACCCAAGATTCCCATCGAAGCCTAGCTGAAATGGCAGGGTATCCAGAGTAGAAACATCTATTTTAAAGATACCCTGAACTGGATAACCGTAATCAACACTAAAGCTTCTACCATTAAAAGTAAAAGTTTCATTATTAAAAGTACCGTCAGCAGAAGAAAGATTATTAAGAGAAAGTGCTCTGTAGTTATTTGCTGCTGGGTCATACACATAAGGAAACCCCCAGGCATTAAAGATGTCATCGCCCCAGCTATTCCAGTATCTTCTGACAGCTTTAAAGTCACCGATGCTTGGCAGGTACGCACCCCTGGTTTCCCAATTAGCAGTATCGTTAGACTTGTCAATAACGCCGCCTACTGTGTATCCATCGACAGTGTTGTTGCCTTGAGAGGTTAGGTAGTCTTTTCCCCAAACAATTTCGTTATCGTAATAAGCTTTGCTGATAACCTGAGTGCCGTAGTATATTGATTCTGCATTATCAATTAGCAAAAAATCACCTACCCCGAAATCACATAAAGAACATCTGGGTCTGGTGTGATGGCATCATACTCTGCTTGAGTCATAATCTGTACCCCAGAGTCTCCTGTGGCACCAGTTGGACCCGTGGGTCCTGTGTCACCTTGTGGGCCTGTAGGACCTGTTGGACCGACTGCTGTAGATGCAGCACCTGTTGGGCCTGTGGGTCCTGTTGGGCCTAGGTCTCCTTGGATGCCCGTTAGTCCTTGAATTCCTGTTGGTCCTGTTGGTCCTGGTGTTCCAGTTGGACCCGTTGGCCCCTGTGGACCTATAGAACCTGCTGGACCTGTTGGACCTGGTGCTCCTGGGAAGGGCACAATATTTACGGTAGTCATTAGAAGCTGCCTCCGGTGATGTCTGATAGTACTGCTATCTGTCCAATAATTGGTGTCCAGGTGTCATCATTTTCTGTAATAATCTGTAAATCAAATTTTAGATTGGTTACTACTCTTTCGGATCCTGTGCCCCAAAGCTCTGTGATATAAGCGGGGGCAGTAATAGTTGCATATCCAGCACCAGGTTCAACTTCTAGTTCATCAGAAATATCAGTACTTGGATTATAAGCAGTAGCAGTAAATTCCCAACCACTTGTATCTACATATGTGGTTTCATCATTTTCAAAGAAATTAACCAAGAGAGTGGAAGTATCTCCTCTAACAACATTCCATTTAATGTTTGCTGGATCAGCACCAAATACAGTAGGTTCACAAATAGCCATGATAAAACCATTATACACTAATACTATTTATAAATATTAAATGGCTAGCACCTGGCGGGTGGGTATGAGAGAGACGGAAACCAGATGCTAGCCTTAAAAAGTATATCATATCTTAAATATTTAATAAAATAGCCAAGTAATAAGTACTTTACTTTAAATAGAATAACTACTGTAATATGACTGTTACATAACTGTTACATAAAAACCAAGGAAAAGAACTTTTATTCTCAGGTTAGTGTGGTATATTATTATTTTTATAATAAATAAACTAGTTGTAGTTAATATAGTTAGTAGCTATAAGGGGGGTTTCAAAGGGGGGATAACAAAAAGAACAAAAAACCTTATTCAGAATCCTTGTTCTTCAGGATGAAATTTACAATCGTATCCACCTTGGAGTCTAAACTATCTACTTTTTCATCAAGATTGTTATGACGAGATTCAAGCCTATTTACTTGGTCTTTTAATGAGCTACCACCGTTTGGCTTAAATTCAGATTTGATCTCATTGAAGTTTTTCTTCACCTCGTGGCGAACCCATAAGGCAATACCCCCACCTATGGCGCTAATTATACCAATAAGGGCCAACACGTCGCTGGCCCATGTGAGATCTAGAGTAACTAATCCTGGTGTTACTTCTTCAGTTGTGGCGGCTAGAATGTGTAAATAATCCATAACTATACTATTATAAATCCTTTTTTACACAATTGTTGATAAGTTATCCACAGTTTTACGCAAAGCGAAGCGGTAAAAAGCTGGCGGTAAAGTTCGCGTCGATAAGAGATCCCCAACCATGCTAAACTACCCCCATGACACAAAACCCACTAAACGAATGCCCCCATGTGTTACATGAAAAAGTCGTACCTATGGGTAGTTCTGGGGGATATATGGTAATGAAAAGTTGTATCATATGTCATTATACGGAAGGTTTTGGTTTTATTGATGAAAATCATGAAATTTTGACATTGAAAAATATGTTAGATGATGGTATAATTTAATATATGGGTGATGTTAGATTTATTGATTTGTTTGATCCTAGTCAACCAAGAAGTAATAAGGAATTAATTGAATCCCGTCTCGAAATTTGCAATAGTTGTGAATGGCTAGACAAAAGATTAACCAAGTGTAGGCAATGTGGGTGTTTTATGAATCTTAAAACTACTTTACGTCGTGCTGAGTGTCCTTTGCATAAGTGGTGATATTTGTTTTATGCCAAGAGAAGAATCTCCTGATGCCCTCGAAAATTTTAATAAACGACTTGACAGAGACATATGGGATAATGTATGGTTGACTGTAGAGGAGAGAGATGACTATGAAAATGCATCACAATGAAGAATATTTAAAAGAACAGATCGCTGCCGGAAAATCTTCTGTTGATATTAGTAAAGAACTCAATGTCTCGTGGAAGCTTGTTGAAATTTACCTTCGCAAATATAAAATAGGCCATATCTCTAAAACAAAAAGTGATAATGGGTAAAGAAAAACCAGCTATGCCTTGGGATTTAATAGATCCCAGGATAAAACCCGTACCAGAAAGTGTCTATCAAAATAGATACGAAATTTGCTTGTCTTGTCCTCTTTTGAATCAAAAAATGAAAACATGCGGCCTTTGTGGTTGTTTTATGAAGCTTAAGGCAACACTGCCGAACGCATATTGTCCAGAAAACAAGTGGGAAGCTTATGAACAAAACTAGTTTATACTAGTTAGATTGTGTCTTCTATGAAAACATTAGTAGTTATTGTTTTGTCTTTTTTGATACCCCCAACATTTATGGGCTTAGGGGTTTCTCAATACAAATTTGGTGATTATACCAACAATAGTGCCAATAGTCAAACTATTGTTGTCCAAGGTGATCCTATCCCCGTGAAAAAACAAGAATGGCTATTTGATATCATATGGCCAGTAGAAGACTACCAAAATAGAACAAGTCACTTTGGATACCGTTACCTTGCAAATTGTTCACAATGTTCAACATTCCACCAAGGAATAGACTTCACACCAGGAGAAGGTGAAGAAATCTACAACATTATGGATGGAGAAATAGTTGATATTGGATGGGATGGCAGCTTCGGCTACCGTGCCGTAATACGCCATATTATTCATCCAGAAGAACTAGAATATACAACCATCTATGCACATATGACACCAACAGCAGCATCACAAAAATTCCAAAAAGGCGACATTGTCCCAAAAGGCACACTTATAGGCTATGTAGGCAATACAGGAGTGTCAACAGGTCCACACTTACACTTTGAAGTGCATAGGAATGATACTGTCTTAGATCCCCTCGAATTTTTTAATAAACACATAGTGAATTGATTTGACAAAAATTTAAAAAATTTTGTTATGTGTACGATACACATATTTGTATATATTTACTAAATTATTAGTCCGCACTCAAGGGTAATGATCATAGCCCACACTACTTTATCTGTCAATACCCGTATGCCATTTTTTGTGCTTATTTTTTCTAGTACCCGTATGGCATATTTTTTTTACATACCAGTACCCCTACCCCGCCGTCACCGGTAGGGGGTAGGGGGTGGTGCCTGGTAGGCACTAAACCATCTGGATAAAGCAGGTAAAGATTTTACCTTCTTGGACAGCTTGACCATAAAACTCGTTGAGCTTACCCCAACGTCCAGGGTCAGGTGCATAGATGTAGATGTCTTCGGACTTGTCGTTGTTGATGACTCGAACTTCGTAGCCTTTGGTTTCCATTTTAGTTTACCTTTCTTTGTTGATTCTAGTTTACTCTATACCGCTGACATCTAGCCTATCTTGACCAAGTGCTCACCTTCATCGAATGCACATTCAAGAGTTTCGTCACAGTAACCGTAACCTTCGTTGATGTAATCAGAGCCACAGATGAGGCAGACAACATCTCCCCATTCAGAGCCAGATTCGAGGACGATGTCAGTTCCATCGAGGAGAGTTACTGTCTTGGTCATTTCTTTTCCTTACTCTTGGTTTCTTTGTTGATACTTATACTCTAGGGCATACCCCTGACATATGCAACTCAAAACACGGCGTGTCGCAATCTTTTTTATAACAGAATGGTAACGGCGCGGGGTCCCCGCCTGTGGATAACTTTTTTAACTATTTTTGACCCTATCGGCGTGTCGCGCTTGACTTTTGGCAATATCCATGGGATGATTAGTTATATAAAGATAAAGAAACTAAGAGTTAGGAAATAATATGTTCAAGAAAGTAATTCACAAGATGGATGAGGGCTTTGACGCTCTCGATGTAATCACTCATGGTAAGCAGGATTGCAAGTGCTCTCCTCGTAAAGCAGTTGATTACAAGAATGTAGGTAAGCCAAGTGCTACCATCATTGTAACCTTTATTCACAAAGGTTAATCTATTAGCCTTAGTCGGTGTGTCGATTTGACATACCGCCAAAAATGGGGGACCCCGAACCTGAGAATAACCTGAGAGTTACAAATTATTTTTGACAAACACGGCGTGTCGCTTTGGTAATGTCAGTGGTCGATGTTAAGCTGTAATCATAACAAAGAAAGGACAACTAATGTCAATGTACCAAAAGCACTATGGTCAGTGCGTAACCTGTGACCGTATCTTCATTGAGAGTGATTTCTCTAAGTCATTCTGTCCCTATGACCGTTCGGGTCTTGTCAATATCGGAATGGAGTACCCCCGCTAATGTCGGTGGTATCCCCTATAATGGAAACATCAACGAAAGGTAAACTAATGGATTATCGGGTAAAGATTTGGAATCGCAATAACGGAATGGTTGTAGATTCTGTAGATTTCTATAACTTGAAAAATGCTCAGGAGTACTATCGCTCTGTGGGCTTTGGTGAAGGCTATTGGGCTGACCTCGAACAGTTGTTCGATGGCTACTCTGTTACCATTTCGAGCACGGTCTAGGGGTAAAGATGAAAACATTCTCACTAGTGTATCTTGCGGTCTGCATTGCTTTTGCTGACGCACTGTTTCCTTATAGCACTATTGCCTTGGCTGGATGGGTTGTGGTGTCTTTGGCAGTGATGGCTGTTCAAAGGAAAATAAATGAACACGCTTGAAATATTTTTAGCTGTTTCGCTATTTCTTTGTTTCATATTAGCCTAACCTGAGAGTTTCCTGAAAACGGGGGTCCCCCGTTGTAGATGTCCCACAAAAAGAACCTATAAACTTTGTAGGTTTTGCCTCTTGATATTTTGGCAATAGTGTGAGAGACTATAGTCATAAGGTTAAAGAATAGTAAATAGAAAGTTAGGTAGTAAAATGTTCAAAGTAAAGGTTATCGAAAAGAAAGCTCTTCCAATCAACGAACGTGTTGAGTATGTAGAATTCGCTACTCGTGAAGAAGCTGTAGCTTATGCTCAGCCATACTGGAATGATTCCAGAGACTATATGGCTATTCTAGAAGACTACAGTCTATATGCTTAGGCTAGTCTTTTAGACTTGACATACCCGCAAAAATCGGGGACCCCCACCGTTATCAAAACGTTACAACTTATTTACGACTAAGACTTGCTAATCCTATAACTTTGTGGTAAGTTTATTCTAACGAACCGAAAAGGAGATTTTCATGATTATCGATTGCATGTTCTGTGATGAGCCCCGCGATGGGGTTGTTGACCACGAGGAGTGCTTCCTCGCTGGTGCGGCTATGGGTGGTCACTATCTGGTGGCTACTTCTATTGGGGGCGACGACTACTAAAGTCGTTTTCCCTGAGAAAAAGCTGTGAAGCGGGGACCCCCGGCTGTGGATAACTTTGTGGATAACTTACGAAGCATTGTTTACGACCTACAAAAAGACATCCCAAACTTTGTAGGAAAAACAGTTGCGGATGTCAGTGGTCGGTGCTACTGTAGAAGTATCAAAGAAAGGAAAACTATGGTTCACGAATTCTCTACCCTGCTCGATGAGGACGTTCTGCGTTGCGAGCACTGTGGTAAAAATGTCTTCTCTGCTCGTGGCACTGAGTGTCATCTTTTTCTCCGTGGCCCTGAATGTCAGTAGTCACTGCTAGAATAAAAACATCAACGAAAGGAAAACTATGACAATGACCGAACAACTCTCAAAGGACTTTCTCGAAGACTGGGACTTTTGCCTCTACTGTGGTGAAGACACCTGGCACGTTGTGGGAGAGTCTGGCCCAGAATGCGAATACTGCCTGCTGTCAGAATACTAATGTCAGTGGTTAGTGCTAAACTAAAATCAAACGAAAGGAAAACTATGTTACACAAATATAACCCTACCCCTCAAGAAATGCGTGACGCTTACTCCGTTGCCTATGGCGATATGGGTGACACGATGTTGCTCGGTAGTTTGTTCGGGTATCTCTCAGTGGAAAACAAAGATGCCCTAGAGGTAATCTATGCTGAGGCATTGGAAAAAGTTGGAAAAGACCTAGTAGAAAAGGGGCTCTAGAAAATGATGACCAGAAAAGACTATGTGGCTGTGTCCGAGATTCTCTCAGAATATCAAGAGGTAGTAGATGCTGAAGAATATCTAGACTTGTGCCGTGACTTTGCCAAGTATATGGCTCAGGATAATGACCGATTCGATTCCCGCCGATTCCTTGAGGCTTGTGGGATTGTATTCCAGCCTGAAGATATTCCAGCACCCAAGTCCGCTATGGAGCATATGTCACTTAGGTGATGTATGCCCCTAGGGGTATGGGGGACCCCCCCGATTTTTCATTTACTCCATAAACAGCTTATGAAGATGTTTAAGAAGATCGTGAAAAAATCATGAATCTACTACGCTACCATTTTTACAGTCACTACGCTACCGTTTTGCATGTCAAAACTATACCGTTTTCGGTACAGTTATGACATACCTGTGACAGTTTCTGCAGGACTTACTATACAATTTCTGTTATACATTTACGCACCTTTCTATTATACATTTATGCAATTTCCGATCTATCGGCGTGTCGTCTTCCCAATGTCAGTGGTGTGTGGTAAGTTTATTATTAACGAAAGGGAGACAAATGACTGAACTGGAACTTGAAGAACGATTTGACGAAATGCTTGATGAGACTAACGAGGTTATTAAGATTGGTACCCTCGAATACTTGCCCAGCCAGGTATTGAAAAATGTAGACCCCATTGCCTACCGCATTGGCAAATACGACTATGCGGACATGGAACTCTAAGTGACACTTAGGTGCTAGTTAAGTGTCACTTATTAACCAACAAGAAAGGATAACTATGTACAACTTTGAACTTTGCTTCGTCTGCCGTTTCCCTACCACCGACTGGTCGCCCAATGAGTCTGGCGAACCTATTTGTGGCCTTTGCTGGTCTGAGGAGGAGGAATCCCGAAATGCTGTCTATTTCGCCCTTGCTGAGCACTGGGAAGAAGAAATGAAAGACATGCTAGCTCACCACTAGGAGGGGTGGGGGACCCCGCGCGTTATCAATTTGTTACAAAATATTTTACGACACACCGTATTAAGACTTGAGAATGTCAGTGGTATGGACTAGGTTGTAAGTATGAAGAAAAAGAAGGGAATCGAGAACAAGCCTTACATCGAGGCTATGCGTGAAATCAGGCGTAGCAACGCCAGTGCCCCCCACGAGGACAGTCGCACCAAGCGTGCTCGCACTCGCAAGGCAAGTAAGAATAAATCCATCGAGGAAAGCAAGGAGAGCGAATAATGTATATGGACAAAGAGCAAGTGCTAGAAGTCAAAGAAGATTATGAGGCTGGTTTAGTATCGGCTTGGGAATTCTATGAAGCAATTGAAAACTGGGACGGCGACCCTATCGAGGTGATTGGATAATGGGAAGAATGCAAGCAGAAGCATTAGCAGCAGAAGACTTTTTACCACTGGAAGCACAACTACAGTGGCACCTGTCTAGTAATCACTATCCACCCGTACCCGCAGAAATGGTGCCTGTATGCGTTGAGGCAATCGACTTGGCTAACGAGGGCAAATGGGAAGCGATGGTAGAACTACCCGAAGGCACACTTTGGCGAGGTAGGGAAATGTCACCCGTTCACGCTATAGTAGAACAACACCACCTAGACACCTGGATTATCGAAAGAGAGTTATACTAATGAGTGGCTACTACATCGTTATGAATAACGATAAAACTATGTCCCCCGTTCATAATCTACAGACTGGCCTTTATCTAGTCAGAAACGGAAAAGCCCAACTGGTACTTGACCGCTACAGTGGAAGGATTATTAGGTGAAAGACGGTACTTACATTGTCGGGGTAGGGGAAGATGGTTCCCCTACCCTTAAGGAGCAGGTAATGATGTCTAATGGATATTGGGTATCCACTGAGGGAATAGCAGTACACGGAAGGCTAACCAAGAAAGGCATTGTTGATGCCCTTGACCTGATGGATACTTATAAAGGTGCTACCGTTGGTGTCTGGGAATCCGAGGGTATCACCTATATCGACAACTCTATTCACATTAAAGATAGGGAGCAGGCATTGAAAATAGCAGAGGTGTGTAATCAAATGGCTATCTATGATTGCAAGAATGGCGAAGTGATAGAAGCTTAACCCTACCTGAAAAGGCGGGGGGTCCCCGCGTTGTATAAAACCTACAAAGAAGTGTTTATGATACTGTTACAAAAATCAACGGTTTGGGCTTGACATTGACCCTGCTATGCCTCATACTAGATATATCAACAAAAACAGTGGCTGGCTCGCCACATAACGAAAGGAAGCAAATATGGAAAACATCACTGTCGGTTCGGAGTTCACCACTCAGAAGTCTGGCGTTTCTGGCACTGTCCAGGAAGTTATCGAGAACAAAAACGGTACTTACCGTGTTCGTCTCGATGTGAACGGTCAGCCTCGTTGGACGACTGTTACCAAAAAGTAGTTCACTTATCCTGGGTATGATATAAAACTGCCCTATCACAATAACCCCCTATTGAGAGAGAGAAATGTAATGGCTAGAAGCATTAGTGTGAAAGTTCCTACCGCTAAGTTGATTGAGCAAATCGAAAATCGTATTGCTGAGATTGACAAAGATATTGCGGAATACCCCGCAAAGCGTGAGGCGTATGAGAAAGCAAACGAAGAATACAAGAAAACAGTAGCAAAGTTTGTGTCTGAATATGTTAGCAAAAATGCTAACAAGTTTGGGTATGAATATGAATCTGTTATTCGTATCAGCGAACACTTTATGGGTGGCAAGGTAGAGTTAATCTTTGATACCTCTGCCATTCCAGAGTTCCCAAAACGACCAGAAGTACCAGTAAAGCCTAACCAGCGTGAGCACTTTGGTCGTGACTATACTACTCGCAAAGAGTTGCTGGAGAAGAATCTCCGTATTCTCAAAATGACCAACCAGGAAGAAGTGAACGCATCAACCTATGGTGCTGTAATGGAAATCATTTAGGGGAATGATAACTGGGGGAGGGCTACGGCTCTCCCCCTTTTGGTTTTTTTGGGGGACCCCCCGTGGTGATCAGGTCGCTACCCTTCAATGTCAGTGGTAGGTGCTATATTAAGAACATCCCCAAAGAAAGGTTGTTATGACTAAGAACGAGTACTACGAAAACTTTACGGCCTTATGCCTAGAGGCTACCTTTGGTCAGATTGAGCAAGCCTCAGTCTGGTATATGGAAGCAGAAAAGGTGGCTCATAAGGTTGCTGAAAACCTAGGCACTAGTTTAGAGGTTGGTGCTAGTGTTGTTTCATCATTCTCTCCCCGCGAACGATGGACAAGCAATGTCTCTAAGGCTATCGCATTCTCACTAGGCGAGACCGTTACGGGATTGTCCAACAATCTCAAAATGGCTAACGCTAGTTTACTGCTAGGCTATGACGCTCTCAAGGGTAGGAAGACTAACGCATTCGCTAGGGCCATCGCTGGTGATGAAAACGCTGTTGTCATTGATGTCTGGATGATGAGAGCGGCTGGTGCTAAGGTTGACAGCCCTAACAAGACACAGTATACTGAGATGAGTGAAGCCGTTACCAAAGTGGCTGAACGATTCCAAATGACCCCCCGTACCGCACAAGCACTAATCTGGATAATGGAGAGAGGAAGTGCCAACTAATGGCAAAATGGACAATCAGGCAAAGGGTAGATTACTACGCTGAAGATATCGAAGCTGACACTAAAGACGAGGCTATGGCCATCTATCTAGAAGACCAAGATAGCTACTATGACGGTGTCTGGTCAGAAACAATTGTAAAGACTGCAGAGGATGAAGAGGATGAGTAAGACATTGAAGCAATTCGAAATATTGGACGTCAAAGCTTACGTGGTTAACGCATTTAGCGAAGAGCACGCCCTACGCAAATTCAATCGTGAAGATATTGCATATGAGGGAGACAGCTGGCCAGAAGTGCGTGAACTAGGACTAGCCTATGCGCATGACCTGACGTCGATCGATTAAGTTTCTCTGGGGGGAGAAAGACCTGGACATGTCATCTAAACTGTCCCCCTTTTTGGGGTCCCCGCGCCGTTATAAAAACGTTATCAATATAATTAAGAAAAAGCATATTAAGACTTGCTAATGTCAGTGGTTAAGAGTATAGTTAGTTATATCAGGAAATCCCCTATCAGAAAGGTGTCACCATGGCACATGAATTAGAATCCGACAAATCATTCGCTTCGTTCCGCGAACCTGCCTGGCATGGGCTAGGCACTGTGTTCGATGAAGAAGTGTCTACCAAAAAAATGCTAGAGCTTGCTAACCTTCAAGATTGGAATGTTCGTCTTGAAGAAGTTACTATGCCCGATACCTTTGCGTCTGACCGCAACTACAACTATGTCGTTCGCACTAACCCATTTAATCGTGAACAGAATGACGTTCTCGGTATTGTTGGTGAGCGTTACCGTATTCTTCAAAATGAAGAATTGTTCGACTTTGGCGATGCCCTGCTCGATGGCGGTGGCCGTTGGGAAACTGCTGGCTCTATCAAGGGTGGTCGTCAAGTCTTTGGCTCGCTTGCACTAGAGCGTGAGACTGTCCTCGACCCTAGTGGTGTGTCTGACAAGGTAAACAGCTATCTGCTGGTGAACACCTCGCACGATGGCTCGATTGCTATTCAGGCTAGCGTTACTCCTGTGCGTGTTGTCTGTGCTAATACTCTCAACCTAGCACTAGGTAGTGGTGTGGGTAAGCACCGTGGAATCAAACAGTCTTACAAGATTCGCCACACCCAGACTGCTCAGGGTAAGGTGCAGGCAGCTCGTGAGGCACTTGGCTTGGCTAACGCCTACATGGATGAGTTTGACAAAATGGCTCAGGATATGATTGAGCGAGAAATTACTCAAGACAAGTTTTTTGAGATTCTTAAGACTGCTTACCCTATGCCAGAAGATGACAAAAAGGGTGCACTGACCAAGTGGAATAACAAGCTCGACATTGTTGAGGGTATCTATCAGGGTAACACCAATCACATGATTGCTGGTACAGCTTGGGGTGCGCTTAACGCAATGACTGAGCGACTTGACTGGTATCGCAATGCGCGTGGTGGTAACAGTGAATCTGTGCTGGCTGGTGCTAGTGGTTTTGACCACGCTATCAACACTGAGAAGAATCGTCTCCTTCAGGTTGTCGGGGCGCTGACCTCGTAGCGTAATGTCCTGGGCATGACAATAAACTGCCCACCCCAAAAGTCGGGGGTCCCCTTTCAAAAATAATGGGGGACCGCATTTTTTCTTATACATATAATTAAACATTATAAAGTCTTTATGATAAAGGTCTCAAAATCGTGGAAGTTTTGGCCTTAATGTCAGTGGTTGCTTGTATAGTAGAAGCATGACAAGACACGTAATAGTTAATGAGATTCTTGATTATCTAGATACCCGTCGCTCTGAGCTATCCAATGAGATGCACAGCGTGAGTTCTGGCTCTACTGATTATATTGAGTTAGATGCCATGTATGAAGTATATGACCATTTGATTGCTAAGTTGGAGGATGACTATCGTGGCAGGTAGGGAATCAGACTATACCCGTGGATATTTGCGGGGGCTATCATCAATGTTAATGCTTATTACATCTGGTAAGGTCAAAAAGCTTGACAAGACTAACGTTATGCGTTATGCTCAGGAACTGATGGAAGAACATAGGAGAGAAAATGACTGATGGTATTATTTCTTGGAACGAATGGGCAACAGAATATAAACCAGTTGATGTCACAAACAAAGAGGTAGACAACTATTGGGATGCTTTCTTTGAAGATATCCTGAAGGTTCAGCAAACCGCTCTTAATGGTTATCACGTTTGGACTGTTGTGGATAACAATGCTAATAGTGTTTATTTGGATGTTATTCCTGGCTATCGTGGGTTTAATCGAATGGGCTGGTTTGTTACAAAGAAAAACTGGAATGATAAAGACTTGGTGGTGAGCAATGACCCAAGCTACAGGTAGAGATTCTTACGAATTGTTTTATTGCCTTTCGGGGGCACACAAAGATTGTTGTGGGGGCTGTAGTTGTTTCTGCAATGAAGGTGGAGAATAATGGAATGTCCTAATCATGAGGGTAACTTTGACTGTACCCCGTTTTGTAATATCTGTGAAGGAGAGCAGGAGATATATCATGTCGCAAGCTGAAGAAGAAAAGGATTACTTTGTTTTACCAAGTTACTCTTTAATGACTGGAGTATCTGCATCGCTACTTAGTGATGAAGCCAAAGAACAATTTAAAGACAAAGACATCCTGTAATCAGATCGGCCCAATGTCAGTGGTGGAAGGTATAGTGGAAGCATGAACGAATTAGAGCAAGCATTAGATAATGTAGTTAGTCATGGGATGAAGGTTATTGATAGCCTTACCCCCGAACAATTGGCAGAAGTGCAAGCCATCTTAGGAAAGATTAAATAATGGAAAACATTTGGATTACTGAGTACGGCATGTGGGGTACTGGAGATTTCACTGGTATCGAGAATGACCGTGTCGAGTATGTCGATGTAAGTCAGTGGTCGGATGTAGAATGGGAAGAGTTCGAAGATTCTCGGGCTGACCTAGCAATCGAAACAGCTAAACTAATTAATGAAAGAAAGGCTAAGTGATGGGTGACCGTGCTAATGTTGGAATTCGTGGTACCGATGGCAATACAGTATTCCTCTATATCCATTGGGGAGGATTGGACAGGCATGAGATTGTTGCTAATGCAATTGCACATGCGATGAGCCGTGATGGTGACGAATCATACTTTACCCGTATCTTTATCTCAAGAGTAATTGGAACTGATTGGAATAAAGAAACTGGGGTAGGCCTATCTGTCAACAAGCTGTCTGGCGGAGGTGATGGATACGACGTACCTGTTTATAACTATAAGACTAAGCAGATTGAGATTAATGAAGAAGCTTGGGACAGGGCTGGGGGATTTGTGAAACACACTGATGTAGAGTATCCTAGAGATGTATACCTTGCAGAATACGGAGTCAAAGGAGTTGGAGCATATGTCTAAAACTTTTAGCACCACTGTCATGACTAAAAACTATGACATGAATATCTGGGACGAATTAGAATATGAGTCTTGGGGTGAAGCAAGTGGGGCATGGAAGATTAACTTTTACCCTATCCCACAGGTAGGTATTCCCTATGGTGGTTCAGGTCAATGGCTAGAGAAGTATGATTTCTTTATCACTGACGAGGAAGCCAAAATGCTTACCCTTGGCTGGGGGCAAGACCTTGGAGGGTATCACTGCGAAGATAGTGATTTCTTCATCGATATCGAAACATTTAAAACTATCTACAAAGAGATTCCCGAACGACTACTAAGGCACTTTGAGATTCTGCCAGAGTATGAGCAGAGCGTTATCCCTTGGGAGCCATTTGCTAAGTTGGCAGGGTAGGAGTACAATAGGAGAATATGGGTAGAGAAGTAGTAACGAGAGAAGAAAAGGTAGCACAAAAACTAGTTGATATGCTAACCGATTTAAGGCTAGACTTAGATATGATTGGAATATATTTCTCTCAACTGGCAAGATTAACAACTTTCGCCAGATTTGAGACGGTATATGAGTCAGCCAAGGAGCATAGAGAAGATAAGGGAGACAGAGAGGCACACTATGAGCGAATCAAACACATCGACAGGTAACTCGGCACTTTCCGACTCCGAGTGGGAAATGTACCAGCGGGCACTAGAGGTAGCCTCTGCCTTACAGCCAATCGTTGATTCTATGGAAGATGAAGATTTGGAAGAAGATTCGGATTAGTTTTCTAACCTTTGCTGGAGTGGTTGACTGTAACCACTCCAGTCGGGGGTCCCCCAAAATGAGAATCATTCACATACAACAACATAATTAAATATAAATTCATTACGAAGAAGTGTTTGAAATCGTGAAAGTTTATTACGATGAAGCCTAAAAAATCGTGGGCATATTACGAAGGGTATTGTGAAATCGTGGCTTTAATGATATTATTGGAGGGGGGATATATATGACTATTATTGGTGCATCTTTAGTATTAGTATTTGTAGTATATAGTTTATTTGTATTGACACAGTAAATACCCCGGCTATTTGTTATTATTTTATTAAACATTATTACGAAGGGGCATTAAAAATCGTGGATCTATTAATAGTATTAGCTATTATTGTAATAGCATGGACATTAGCATATCTAAGTGTGAAGTAAGCCAGGGTATATGGAAATCATCCTCACTATCATTGGCTTAATACTAATAGGTATATGGACTACTATTAAAGGTAAAGACTAATACCCCCCTATATATAGAGAGTATAATGCCCTATATAGGAAACACTTCTTTTTTGTTTATTTTCCCCATTTTATTTTAAATTATTTAATATTTTGTATGTTTTTATTTAATTTATGATGATTTTTATTGCATTATATTGCAACATTTCGAGGGTATTTATTGCATCACAATACACAATACATACCTATATACAATAAGACATTACGAAGGACATCAAAAAATCGTGGTTGTTTGGGGGATATGGGCTATATGTAATAATGAAAGATTATATTAAGATAGACGCGGGCCTGTTCTATTACCCATTATCCACTATCCTCCACTTTACTCCACCATAAATGTTTGTTTTGGTAAGATAATATTGTTAGTTTTCCACAATCTATACACATGTTATCCACATAGTTATTCACATGTTATTAATGTGTTGATAACTCTCCAAGGAAAATGTGGGGGTATCCTGGTAGTATGTTAGAGCTTATTGGGACATATTATCTTATCTCTATAGCCATGTATATAGTGTTTGTCCTTGGTGCTTTTATTGTATTAGTTCTCTTTGGGGGAAATTGAGCTATATGGGCTATACTGGCTATATGGAAAGATTTCTTATAGGCTTAAGTGTTGTTCTTATAGGGTTTGGTTTATATAGGGTATTGTTTATATAGGTATGGGGGATAGCTTTTTTGCTACCCCCCGATTTTTTGAAACCTATTATCCAATGTCTTCTGTTTCTTGAAGCATATCCTCAAACTGTTGGCGCTGCTTCTCATCCAAAGCAATTAGGCTTTCTCCATCAGCCAGACGTGCAGTCTCAACCTTCTTAAACATCTTTTCGTTATAGTCGTCAATACCATCCATATTAGTTTCCTCTCTCTTGGACATATTAAGTATATAGTACTGGGGGGTAATTGTCAATACCCTGGCAGTTTTGCCTATAATTCCTTCAAATCAGAATCATCAGAAAACAAATCTTTAGACTCATACTCATCCAACAGTTTATCCAAATAAGGCCCAAGAAGCTTCTTCGTTTGATCAGCATCAAGCTCATCCACGCCAAACACTTCAATCATAGTTTCAGCTAACTCATCATGAAAAACAAAAATAGTTTCCCTAGTATCATGATCAAAATAAACATTATCTTCCAACTTCTCATAACGAGGATCGTCATACTTGCTCATCCGATACCCCCCATTTTTCCCTCAAATCATCAACAACCCTATAATGACTTTCAACCTCATTCATAATAGCCCTACGACTAAAATCACTAAGAGTTGTTGTATTAAGATCTTCAACAGCTGCATTAATGTTTCTTTCTAACACAGCAATCTGTTGCTCCAATTCATCATACTCATACCATTCTAAAGCTTCCTGTTCAGCCATAACACTCCAATCGTCAATGCTGCACCAATATAATACCCCGTCCAAGGACCAAGCCAATGCCAACCAGTATTAGACACTTCTTCCATCTTCTTCCCCCCTCTTCCTCTCCAACTCTTTCTCCAACTTCGCAATACGTTTACGCAACACATCAACAGTCGTATCCAACGACTCAACCCGTGTTTGATAACGTTTATAGCGATACAACAAACCACTCTTATACTCATCAAAACCATACACCATAAGCCACAGCTCTTTATATGATTTAGTCATCCACCTTTTAATCCACTTCATTATTCTCCAAACACACACAACCCCCATTTAGACAATTCGTGCATATTGTTTTAGACACATTGATATAATCATATATCCAGCACGTACAGTTGTCGATAGTGTGGGTCATCTCTTATTTACCGCCTGACTTTTGCGCCGAGCTTTATCGGTCATCTGTGAAATAGTCATTGACAATGTTGCGGAACTTCATGTCCTCTAGCTCTACCTCAATGTCACGAATGTGATTATCAATGCGTGCCAACTCTGCAATGAGTGCCACTTGTGATGTCGCACTTAACTCTACCGCGAACCTTTTAAGATCATTATGAATGACTTCTCGCCTCTTGCGTTCCTTAGCTAATTCCTCTTGAACCCTATCCACGTCTACTGTCCAATTCATCAATTATCTTTATCGCATTGTTCATTCCAGCCATAAGCAAAAAGATAGCTTCTTTTTCTTTCTCATCTTTTGCTTTATACCTGGCTTGCATCTTTAAAGCAATTTCGTCTTTAATAGCTTTCTTGATGCGTTCACGTTCTTTTACAATTAAATAACCGAATATCATTTTATACCTCCAAAGTTGTCTTTATCATCTTCCCAAAGTAAATCATAAATGTCTCTGGGTACAGTGTGTCCACTAGCTTCATGTTTCTTTAAATGATCTACCATTGTTTTTGTATCCCCCGCATTAAACGACTCCCACTCTTCGTGCGCTAAAAGACAAGCACAACACTCCAAGAATCCACCTACATGCATAAACACATAGACGTCTGAATCATTCCATCCAAACCTAGCGTAGCTCATTGCCCCCTCTCCTTTATCCATTTAAGCTTATCTTGTAAATAATCTGCTTCTTGTTGATTAAACTCTGGATACATTAATGCTTGTCTGATAATATCAGCAGACTTAGCATCCCACTCAGGACTATCAGACATTACGTTGTCCCCCTCGTAGCATCCTACACGGATGTTAAGCTGCCAAATATTTTCTTCTTCATCCCAAAGATCGAGGCCTACCTCATTCCAGGTAAAACCACAAAGCTCACAATCTGAGTTATCGCCAAGGGGCCAGGTAAAGTTAATCATCTCTTCACTCATTGGTTTCTCCTTTAATAAGTTTCCTAGCATCAGAAACCCAAGTACGCCATCCACCGCCAGGGTACTCTTCAAAAACATACCCTGTGGCATTACCATCTAAAGCGGCGGTCAGCTCAACATGCAACGGCTTAGCTAAAGCAAGTAGGGTACGAGCAACAATCTCTTCGTCACGTGCTGAAAGCCAACGGTCAAACTTGCCTTCAGCTATCCACCAATTCACTGGCCCTACACCATCATCGCGCGTGTTCCACCAAACATAGTCATCACGCATTTGCTCTGTGGTTGGTGTGTACTCACTCATTCGCTCTCTCCCTTTTCGCCAGAAACAGATTCTCGCAGCTTAGACAAAGCCTTTAGCCCCAAAGAGTCCACCCAAGAACGTTTTAAAATAAATTCCCCAATGCTCAATTTGAGGTTCTTTTTGTTCCCATAAGTGCCATATTCACTCATTAGTTCTCTCCCTTGATAAGTGTGATACAAGTTTCGACAGCTTCGGCACGTTCAATATCCCAGGCTGGGTCATCAGAATCATTTGCATCATCATAAAGACGTTCCCTGAAACCATTAAGCAAAACAACAATCCGCTCACGTTCAGCTTTAGCCACCTCAGCATCATGCTCAGCAAGCCAACGGTCAAACTGATTGTCTCCGGTGTAGTCGTTTTTGAACTCAATCATGAAAGAGTCGTAAGCGTCTCCCACTTCTACCGTCGTTGGCGTGTAATCACTCATCAGTTCTCTTTCTCTGTCTTAATAAGTGCGGCAAGGCGTTTACCAATAGCGATAGCACGTTCAGATTCAAACACACCGTTAGGCGTTTCACTCCAACACATTGACGCTTCGCCAATGGCTTGCATCACTTTTTCTTCAATTGGTGTGTACTCACTCATCAGTTGTTTCCCGTAACAAGTCGAAGCGCAGCATACAATCCAGGCAATTCGTCATGTAAAGCAAAACTAGTGTGACAAAAAATAACCCGCCCCTCTAATAAACGAACAATTCGTTTAAGTTCATCGTTAGCAACTTCATCTTTTGCTTTAGCCGCTACTTCTTCATCATGCTGTGCTAGCCAACGGTCAAACTCAGAATAAAACGAATTTGCATCTGCGCCATCCACACGCCACCAATAATCCGAGTAATACCGAGACTTAACTTCTGCGGTAGTTGGTGTGTACTCACTCATCATTTCTCTCCTTTAATAAGGTCGTATTCTTTCTTTGCCTGAGCCCATCCACCGAACTCTCTGTCAAAGAAGCCTTGAATATAGTCTCTATAACGATCGCAGGGGCAATATTCATCATACTTGGGGCAATAGCCGTATTTTTCCCAATCCTTAATCATTGCCTCTTTGATTTCATCAGCAGAAACTTCTAGAGTGTTATTCACCCCACCCCTCCTCGACTTAGGTACTCTTCTAGTATAAAGCTACCCAAGATGTTTGTCAATACCTTTATTTTTTGTTACGGTTTTGCCATCTAAGATATGCAAACCTGAGCTTCCAGTAATACACCATAGGCTGACGCTGAGTCTTAATCCAAATCCATGTATTAATCTTATCTAACTTAACATCACTGTCGCACAGGGTTTGAATCCAGCTTCTGTCACCACGAAGCACCCCAGGCCTACCGCATTCCTCACAGGTAATTTCCGATAGCCTTTCTGCCTCTGCAACATACTCCCAGGCTTCATCACCAATTGGTCCAGTATAAAAACGCAGGGTACCAAACTTTTCTTTAATCTGTACAATGTAGTAGTCTGGATGTTCTTTAACTATCTTATTATGAAGATCAAGAACGATGTCATTCCACCCTGGTCCAAAATCGGCACCAATAAAGTAACCACCATTGTCTTTATTACCATAATAAGGAGAAAGAATTGCTTTTAGCTCTTTCGTGGTAATTTTAGTAATGGGTTTTCTTTTAAATCTCATTAGCTTTCCTCTGTTGAATAAATATATTTTATGTGATATAGTTGTTACATAAACACCAGCCCCTCTGCCTTCGGGTACGGGCTGGTTTTCTTATGAGCAGACTTATTCGTTACCTAGAATCCAATTTGGGTATTCGCCTTTTGCTTGACTAATCTTTACGTCATACTCATCTTGAAACATTTGCCTTAAAACAAAAAGGGTATGCATAGCAAACTCAAGCTTCTCTCTATACTCTTGACTAGATGTATTAAGAGAATCCTCTCGGTCATGGATCATCCATACGTTTTCAATGCTAGTTCTTAGTTTAGTAATTTCAGATTCAAAGACGTCATACACCTCGAACATACCGCTTAGCTTAACCTCGATAGACTTTTCTTCTTCTTTACTCATTGCTTTCCTCTTTCTTGTCTAACTCGTCTAAATAATCCCAAAATTCTTCTTCTGTCATTGATATTGTATCGTCTGGAATACCGTGTGTAAAGCCCCCAGCACGAAAATAATCTCCGCCACCATCCAAGAATGATTGTTTACATTTACATTGGACAAAGTGATGACGATAGGTTGATTCCATAATGTCCCAACAGGCAGTACATATTGCTTTACTCATCGATTACCTCGATTGTTTTAATTCTAGTAGAGATACGCCATTCATCTTTACCGAATACTAATACCCTGCGACCCACAGCTGGCTCTTTTCTTTCAACGGTATCCATAAACTTAGGAAGGCCGTCCCACTTGCTAGCCTCTTCTGGATCAAAAGCAAAGAACTCCCATGCTTTGATAGCATACTTGCTACCTTCAACGGGATCAATTACAACAATCCCGTGCTCATAAGTATACACAGATCCTGACTCCATAGTCATTTTAAGATATGCCGAATCTTCCATTAGTAAGCATCTCCACATACACATGCATAACAATCTTTATATACTTTATTGTGACCCCTGTTAGCATGTTGCCAAACCATGCCAGCAACATGAGGATCAAGCTTCCACTGCATCCTGCCGTCTGGCCAGACAATGGGAGCGCGAGTACTATTAGGGTCTCTGCTTTCCCTAAGAAATTCATCTCTCTCATCAATTACCATATATATATTGTATCGTAAGGCATTCCTGTTGTCAATACTTGACACAGAAGAATTATGATGCAATAATTGTAGTAAACGAAGAAGGGAAACCTATATGCCAATAAGAAAACCAATCAGTATTAAAGAAAAACCAATCACTTCTTTTGATGAGATTACCCCAGAATTTTTAGTGGAAAAAGAAAAGACCTGGGAAGATGTAAGACTCAAAGAACTAACTTTGAAAAATCTTCAAGAGGTCGGTGAAGATTATCATGATGCAAAAGCTTACTATGACGAAGTTGAGCAAGACTGTCGCTGGAGAGCAATTAGAGCGATTAGTCTTGGATATGACAAGAAAGAATTGTCAGAGGCGATGGGTATTCCCGTGAGGACTATTACGAAGTGGACAAAAGAATCGTGAGCCTTTCTTTAGAACAATCAGAAATAGAAGAAGACTTCCAGGCCTGGGAATACTCTAAAGGCGATCCAGAGTTGCGATGGCTTTTTAATAAGATGGAAGTGGCTATTCGTCAAGGTCTTCATGCTGGGCCATCAGCAACTGCACCGTCACATGATGGAACATACATATACAGGCCTGTCTACAATCTGTACGGAATGGGCATTGGTGCCGCCAAGTTTGAATACGACGAGTCAATGCACTCCTTGATGATCAATAACGGGGTTGTCCCACCTGGATACTTTTGGTGTGAGTGGATCGAAGGAGAACATCTTTCAATAGATTGCGAAAGGGTAAACGGAGAATGGCAAACGCGATCCGTTTGGGCTGGCGAACACAAAAGCAAGGACAGCCTAACTAGGTTTGAGTCTTGGGAAAGATTACACAAAGGCTACGCCCCTTCAGTTGATTCTTTTAAGCTCCTCCCCTACTTCCTTGGCTACAAAGACATTAAGCAGTTTAATGTTGAAATGATTGATGATTATATAATCGAAATACATTTGCGATGGGGAAACGATCCATTTGACGATCTTCCCGTCGGAACCAAAATTATTCCTGTTTGGAATAATGAGGAAGCTCCCGAAGGGGAGTGGAGAGGAAACCTTCACAAAGACATGGAGCTTTACTCAGCTAGTGGTCATCTTTCAGATGTGCGTAGAGGCTATGTTGTACAACGTCCTAGATAATATTGTGTATACTAGATATTAGTAATTAGCATAGAAAGGTTACTCATGAAAGATGGAGAACTAACTATCGTTGTAAAGAAAATCGTAGACGGTGAAGAGTTTAGTCACTGGCACGGAGAATTAATTTACAATGAAGAAAGTGTGTCTCAGGTTACTGGGCCATCCTTTGCAGAAGTTTCTGATGCACTTATCGACTACGCACAGTCTGAAGGTAACGTCATCGACCCCGAATGGTTCAATTAACCAATAATGAAATCTGCTCAAGTCAGTAGAAAAAAAATCAGAGAGAGAAACAGAGATTATGTGCGCAACATTAAGGAGTCTAATCCCTGCACTGACTGCAAAGAGCAATATCATTATTCTCAAATGGACTTTGATCATTTAGATAATAAGCAACACTCAATAGCAAGATTAGCAAACTCTGAAGCAAGTATTAAAACTATTAAAAGAGAAATAGAGAAATGCGAACTAGTTTGCTCTAACTGTCACAGACTTAGAACATGGATAAGAAGACAAGAGTCATAGAAAAAGGAGAGACAATGGCCAATGAAATGAAAACTAACATTAATTACGAGACTCCCAAAAAGCCTCGACAGAAAAGCACGCCTAATAAGCGTGAAAGAACTGCAAGTGCACGAGCTATTGCACGAGAAAGAAAAAAGAAAGTAGAAAGATATGAGTCACAAGAGGCAAAGCGTGCTCCAAAAATTCAAGTAGATCAATCCTTAGTTTTAAACTCATGGATTATTGGAATTGCTATCGCATTCGTTGCATCAGCAATTGTTTCTTTTAATGGAATTACCTCGGTAGCAATATTTGTTGGCCTATCTGCAGCATGGATGGCAAGCTTGTTTTTCTTCTTTGTAGAAATCATGTACCTGTTATTCCTAATCGCCTACCTGATTCTGTCATCAAGACTAGATGAAGAGGGTGTGGAAGAAAATGTTCGAGGTGCCTTTTGGGGCATGGTGTCGTTTGGTGCAATTGCAGTATTAGCAAATGCTTTCCATACCTTTGACTATTGGGAATGGTCATGGGCTGAGCCAAGAATGTGGGCTGGCATGGTGCTAAGCGTTTCTGCACCCATTGCGATTATTGCTGCGAGCAAGATGGCGTCAAGGGTTGTGTTTGCTAAGGCTGTTAGGCTATAGCTTCCAGCCGTATTCGTTGACAAGCATTCTTAATAGATCTGCTTTGTCTGTACCGCTTTTTGCTACCTTGCGATAAAGGGCTACAGAGTCGCCACCCTTAATAACTACATTGGGTATTTCAACATACTTGAGCTTCCAGCCAAGAACATGTTGAGCATAATAAGATAGCCAGAGGTCTTCTACAACATAGAAGGCCTCTGGTGCTTTTTGTATGTCATTATCTAAAAATATCGAGGCATCTATCATGGAAACACCAGTTCCACAGTAGTGAACCTCTTCAGAAGTACTCTTTGCCTTAGTTCTTTTCTTGTAATAGTCAGACCCCTTGTCCTGAAAAGACCAGGCAAAGTTAGAGGCATACGTGTTTGGCTCATAAGCTTTTATCATTTTTGCTACGTAGTCAAGAGGAAAGGTGACGTCGTCATCGATAAACAAAACCACATCATAGCCTTGCTTAGCTAGCTTTCTGCCGACATCAAATCTTCGCCAGGCAAATCTTTCATTGCTGTCATGCGAAACCTCTACGTTTAGCTTTCTGCTTTGCTTAGCATAGTGAACATAGCGTTCGATAAGACCTTTACGATCATGATTAGCATTACTGATGTAAACATCAAAGTTTTTGTATGTTTGTCTTGACAATGAAGCAAGAGTTGTCTTTAAATTATTTATTCTCTGCCAAGTCAGCAGAACCACTACCACTTTTTTATCCATATGAAACAGTATATCATTATTGTTCTGCTAAAATATAGTAGACATGAAACTATCTTTATTAAAACTGCCAGTGTATTATATTAATATAAGTGACGAGAAGGCTCAGAAGATGGAGTCTACCCTGCGAGATTTGGGCTTTAAGGACATCACGCGATTCCCTGGGGTAGAGAAAACCCCTAAGCGAGATGGGATAGCAGAAAGCCACAGGAACCTTCTCATGCATTTGTCTGATAGAGATCTTCCAGTAATTGTGTTTGAAGATGATATATCAGTAAAAAACTTTTCCAACAACATCACGATACCAGATGATTCGGATGCCCTGTACTTAGGCAATTCCTGTTTTGGATTATACGACGGTATAGGACGAAAAAGAATAGCTATAGAAAAAGTTGATAATGATAACTTTAGAATTTATAATATGTTAGCCGCTCATGCAATTGTTTATTTAAACAAAGAGTATATTGATTTTCTAATAAGAGCTATTAACTTTAACATTGCAATAAAAACAAATCAAGATAAGGCTAGAGCAGAGACAATGAAGTATTGGAATGTTTATGCTAGGAAAGAACCTATGTTTTATCAGACTGGTGCTCATGAACCTGTTACAAAAATTACTCTACCCAGCAGATTTGCTGCTCCCCCAGAAAGCGTTTTCAAGCCATTCAAATAAGGGGGTAGTACGGTATACCCCTACTTTGCGTTAGGCTTGGTCAGCCAGCCCTGAGCGTGCTCATACGGTGCGCTACAGTGGTGTCTGTCGCATCCCCATCACGATACAGGGTAATTACAACAGCAGGATTTTCCTCAGTAGCATTAATCGTAATGTCTGTACCTGGAACATCGTAAGAGCCGCTACGAATGACTCTCTTTACCTTGCCCCTGGCTGTACCGCCAGATGAATTCCAAGATACCATTTGTCCAACACGAACGCTATCAGCCTTAAAAACCTCAGTCAGCTTTTCGGCTCTTGTAAAATCTTTACCAAAATTTGAAAACAATGCTTTACTCTCTTCTCTTTGTGCAATTTTACGAGACCAGCTAAATCCTGCGTCTCCACCCCAAGCATCCCACATTACGCGACCCTTGGACGGATATCCTTCTTCGCCAGAACGAAATCCTTTAGCTTTCTTGTCTACCTCGTGGCGAGAAAAGAAAGAATACATCCTCTTAACTACACTGAGAGACATTGATCTTCCCGCTACGATATCTCTTGCTCTGCCCCAGCCAACCGCTGTTCCAGCCCCTTTGGCTTTTCCGTCTTCTTTCCACTTAAGAGCACGACGAGCAGCTGCCTTCATTCCATCATTAGGAGAATATGTCTCAGCCTTGGACATCATTTCCATTTCGTTCTCTTGCTCCATGGTCATACTAGAGACATCTACAACTTCGGCGTCTTGATACATCATACCGATGCTGTAGGGTGTTGGCTCCATCTCGTTTTCTTCTACCTCAAAAATTCTAACCGACATCGCTGGATTTTCTGGCGGCATAGATTCGATCGAATATTCTTCACCAGGCTGGCCTAGCGTTCCGCCTTCCCACATAATGTGCTCTACTCTACCAAAAACCATTCCATCGGCGGTTGGCCCCATCACGAAGTCACCCTCTGTTATTTCCATATCTTCTTTTCCAATTTCTCTACTAATATTGTTTCTTGTTTCTACCTCATCTTGAAAGGCAGATGTCTCTGTAATTGGTTTAGCATTATACCAATCACCAGAGTTGTCGTTATAGTTTGACTTTTGTCTTAAAGAAGGACTAAAAGATCCAGACCATGTGCTCTGCTCTCTTCTACGACGACGTTCTTCTTCACTAATTCTTGTTCCAGGCCACGCTTGAGGATTTTTGATTCCGATACCGCCTTCATTTGTGATGGTATCCTTCTCTTCGTACTCTTCCCCGTCTAAAACTGATGGGCCAGGTGCCGCTGGGATAGACCCCTCCATGCCCGAGCTAAGTCTTTTCTTTGAACTCTCGGCTTCGCTCATGTTGATTGCTGTAATCTGGTTACGAGCGGAGGCCTCTGTATCATGACAACCCATAACTTCACTTGTTCCATCTTTTACGACTGGGTATCCCGAACAGCCGTATGATCCCTTTTCTCCAACGTGATATGGCATATTATAATTCTATCATAAAGTTGCTTTTAGTTATAATTTGATGTCCGAAACTTTCCATATTGCTAAGGTTTTGTCATTCCCGCCGCTTTCAGAGCTACCCTCAACAATAAGATCCATCGGATTGGCAAAGCTAAATGGCTCCATGGTGTAGTTTAGCCTTCTCCAGTTTACCTCTTTGCCGATGGCTATGTCTTTGTTAGGAATTCTTTTCCAATTAAAATGAGTTAATGCAACATATTCGATGTCGCTATTTTTTAAATTATTTAATCCACGGTAAATGCTTTCATATGGAAGGTGGTTGAAGCAGTCTCTTATTATTGCTATGTCTGCTTTTGGTAATTGATCCTCTGTGATGTCTAGGCATGAAAAGGACACATTGTCTGTGGCATATTTCTGATTATCATTTATGATATCTTGAACAATATCAGCACCATGATACTTTATATCGCTTGGAAGATTGCTTAATAGTCTTGGCATCCATGCAAAATCACCGCATGGGATATCTAGAATAGTTTTAATCCCTAAACTATTAAGTAAAAGTGGTAGCTCATACTCTATGTTCTTGGTGTTTATTGGATCCGAGCCTCGTCCAGACTTACTCTCAGCGCCATGCCAGGAGTTGTTGTGGAAAACTCTTTCCATTGATTCTTTTATTACGTTATCCATTGTTAAATTATATCAGACAAGAAAAAGGCCCCTACAGGAAATTCAAGCACGAAGGCCGCGGTATAAGGTAACTAAACTCATCCCAAGGTCCTGTAGGGACCATTTCTATTATACTACTTATTCAGAATCTTTTTTGAACCAATCTCTTTTAGAGGTTAGTCCTACAATGTATCGAACACCGATAGTGATCCCAAAAATAGCTGCTATAACTAGAGCTATTGATAGGCTAACAGATAGTGCCCACTCAAAAATTGCCCAAGGGCTCATTCGTTTCTCCTTTTGTTAATTGGGTAGTTTTAAGACTTACCCAGGTCTTCTAGCCCAACTGTCTTACGGCGAACTAGCTTATTCTATTATATATCATTATCCTCAGACAAGTCGTTATCTTTAGGCAAGAAAGTGGTGACGTGATTAATCCTGTCCCGAAGCTCTTCCCTCTGCTCTTCATTGCCGTCAAAGCCGAACATCTCAAAGTAATCCCTAAGCTCTTCAATAGACTTTTGGACGTCTTCAATATAATCAAAAGCCCATTGCCTAGACTCAGAAATAAACTTTACAAAGCCTTCTGTCTGTTCTAGCTTTTTGCTTTCACCACTAGCCGTAAGCTCGGAAAGCTTTTGTCTTAAGGCAACGTTTTGAGCACTAGACTGAACCAAGAGATTAGCAAGCTTTCTTGACCTTGTGGCAAGAATCATTATTGTTACAATTAGTGCTGTAAAGACTAACGAGGCTACTACATATAGCCCTACCTCAACCCAATAGGTTAGCATTTTCCTCCAAATGATTTACCCAGTAATACTGACAACGATCACAGCATGGCTGGTTGTTTTTATTATTAAGTGCTTTAAAAAATTGTGGGTATGACTCTGGCTCTTTCTTAAATAGGTTAGCTTTGTGAGTAGTGGTAATTCGTTTCATTACACGCTTTTCTGAATACCACCCTGGGTTTCTTAAACCCCAACCGAGTCCTCTTTGATGGCGTAACCTATCAATGTTTGAAGAGTTCTTATCTGTCTTAATACCCCTGGCGCTAGCCTCAAGAATCATTGCTTGTACATAATTGTATAAAGCAAACTCATGGTTCCTCCACATAACTACAGCGGGGTGGTTGCGCCATCCAGCGGTAGGTGATGGGTTAGACAAAACATTGAGTACCTGGTAGCACTCCAAGATTTGCTTATTCAAACGACGATTATCAAGAACCTCTGCAACTCTGTCAAAGTCCTTGTATGGCAAAAATGTTTGCACCCTGTCTCCTCTTTCTTTAATTCTAGTGTATCAAATTATACCCTGAGTGTCAACAAGACATAAAAATATCCCCAACAGAATTCTGCTGAGGATACCTTTATATTTTTATTTACTCCCAGAAGCCTTGGTATTCTGGACAGTAGCTGTATACAGAAGCAACAGTAGCTGACAAGAAGGCATCTTGAACTTCTTGATCTGAATCCGATCCATCGAATGCGAGCACTAGGGCAAGTGTAATCTCTTCGCTAGTCATTCCCTCATCGATGTAGCCGCAAGTATCTTTTGCCTGATCTTGCAAAAGGTAAAGAAGCTCACCTTCAAGGAAGTAGCTTGGTGTGTCAACTGCTTTCATCATAGACACAAACATGTAATCTGCAGATGCAGACGAGTCAGTTTTATTGCTTTCTGGCTCTGGAGTCACAACCTCTGGTTCTGGAGTTACAACCTGTGGCTCTGGGGTTACCGTCTGAGCTACAACAGGTTCTGGTTCAGTAGCGGTGACACATCCAGTTAAAGCTAGTGCAGCAACAGCAAGTCCACCAATTAGTAATTTATTCATCTCTCTCTTTCCTTTTGTTGTATATTAATTGTATCGAAAAAATCTGTTATTGTCAAGCATTTCTCATACTTAATTTATACAGAATCTTCTGGTCCTTCTCTTACCAACAGGACAATTGCCCCGTTGTCTTCCAAAGCCTTCTTTACTCGCACCATATACTCTACGGCACGACGCTTCTCTTCGTCAATCAGTCTCATGAACTGTTTATCACTTGCCTTGACTGTAAGGAAGTTGTCATTATCTAAAATTTGCAAAGCGAAACCTTTAGGCGCAAAGTGGTCTAAAGATCTAAACGCTCTTGCCATTGCATCTGTATACATAATTATCTATCCATCGTTAAGTTTTCCCAGGTGTCAGACCAATCATTTTTAGTTTTATGATTGTTAAATTCCCTGGAAATTTTTCCATTTTCAAAATAAATGCCTCCCCAGACACCCCACTCTTTCTGAGAGACGCCAGCGGCAAAGCATTCTTTCATAACGGGGCACTCAGAGCATAGCTTATCAATTGCAGGGCGAAACTGTTCCTCTTCTTCATATTTGTCAAAAAAGAAATTAGTGTCATATCCCAAACAAAGTGCTTCATCTTTCCAAGAATGCTTATCCATATATTACCTCATAAACTTATTTGGTAGTTCCCAGCCTTTTTCGCCAACGGGAAATCTTTTATGCAAGAACCATTTGCTTCCAATACGCATTCCTGCACTAGAGGTGCGTCCCTTATCGGAGGGGTAGAAGTGAATTACATCCCAGCCATCCCACTTAAGGCTCTTGCTTTTCTTTACAATATCTTCCATCTGTTCAAGTGATGAGATTAACATTGCTTTCGCTTTCTGTGTAGATTACTTTTTTTATTTTACTTGCCGATATCACTGCTTGACAGTATTTGCACGGCTTGCTATTTCTTTCTTGACCCTGTTTGTTTACTCTCGCAACATACAAGACCGCCCCCTCCACAGCAAATTTAGCATCCCTAATTGCTTCTACCTCAGCATGTCTAGAACAGTGCGTCTTGATATGCTCTGGTGAAACTTGCATAGGGTTATTTTTATTTTTGTTGTACCCCGTCCCAACCACACGACCAGATTTTACTACAATTGCACCGTGTCGTTGTCTAGACTGAGACTTTTCTGCAAAATACTTAGCAACAGCTAGAAAGGAAGCCTCTCTATTACTAAGCAACATTCTTAAACCTGAATATCTCTGCCTGAACATCTTTTGCTTGAGCAGAGTGTACGATAGAAGGGATTGGCTCTCTTTCTACCGCAAAGTAGGCAAAGAAATCAAGGAAGTGAAAGTTATCCCAGATCCATCCAGTCGGTACCTTACGAACCTGAATTCGCACCCCCCTGGCCTTTAGTCCACGTTCGGAGACATTGGCAAACTCCATTGCCATTTCGTTTACACGCCTAGGACCAGCGGTATACAGAAAGATCTGCTTGTCTTCTTGATCCATAACAAACATAGCTTTTGACATTCCGCTAAGAAAGATTGAGTAATCGTCAAACTTTTTACTTCCATTTACAGCAATAATCATTTTAGTTATCCTCCGAAAGCTTTTCTACTATAAACATAGTCTGCTCTAATTCTACAGCAGACATAGCCATTGTGTCAACTTCTGCGGTTGAATCGGAATCAACGACTCCATCTTGAAACTTAGCCATATACAGCTGGTTATCCCTAATCCAATATGCCTTGTCTTCAACAATAAGAATTCTGACATATTGATTTTTTACATGCTTGTAAGACTGTGTTTCTGGAAGCTTGTCTTCCATCATTTTGTCATTATATTCCGCCAAGATTTTGACCAAATAGCTTTGACTGATTTCAAAGTTTATATCACTTTGTTCTAAAGATTGCCTAGCAATTCTATTAATTACAAAAACACAAGCCAGGGTTACGAGGGAACCTAGTAAATACTCCAAGTTAGTCCTCCTGTCGCATTGCTTGCATGATAACAAACAGTGTATGTCTTTCCTCTATCGTTAGCTCTGCTACTTTTTCTTCATCAAAAGCGTTCTCTGTTAAAGAAACAATGGGGTTAGTCTTAGTAGCATCCATGTTTACCATTCCCTTTATCCACAAGTTGTAGATCTCATCAAGGAAAGCAGCCTGAAGTCTTTCCCCCAAGTCTGGAATTTGATCATAAAGGCTTGGACTGACTTTATATAAAAACTCTCCAGACTCTCCGTCTACCCCGTCAATTTCCAGGTACCCAGCAAGAACCATATTATTAATTATTGAATTCATCTCTTCGTCATCAAACATACAGGAAATCTCTTTCATCTACAACCTTATAGGCAAAATTTTCCATCCTGGCCTTGCCTTGCTCGCTACTCATAATATTAGAAAAGTGATGAGAGCAAAAATAAAGTTCTCCAGATACACCCTCTACCTTAACATAAGCTTGTGCCCCGCAACCATCACATCTATCATGAGCTGTCAAAGTTTTTTCAGCTTTTTCTTCTTTAGTTGATGTCAAGACATTCCCCTTATTTATCAGTTGAGTAAAAACCAGTGCCGTTAAAAGTAACACCTACGTTAGAGTATACTCTTTTTAATGGATTGTTGCAATTTTCGCAAAGATAAACCCCCGCGGGGTCTGATATAGATCTAACAATTGTTGTAGAAGTATTACAGACCCCACAGGAGTAATCGTATATAGCCATATTTAATTATATATTACTTCTTGGTTGCCTTTTTAGCTGCAGGCTTTGTAGCCTTTTTAGCAGCAGCAGCTTGTCGAGTGGCCTCGACTCGTGCAGCTTCTCGCTTAGCAGCACGAACTTCTGGAGTTGGCACTACAATAGAAGTAAGAATGGACACAACACCGGAAAGGAGGGCTACCCCACCTACCTGTGTCCAATCAACAGACATTGCACTAAGTAGCTGGTCTGTTCCAATTACAGCAAGAGCAGCAGCAGCGGCGGCCTTGATAGCAGCCTCTCCAGAACTCTTCCAAAAATCAGCAGTCATGATCATATATGAATTTCCTTTCGTATTAACTGACTATACGATTGTAGCCTATAGAAAAGTCTGTGTCAAGTTCCGTCAGGATTTTTTGTGTCATATTCATGCATAGGCTCTTCGTTTTGACCAAACCTAATCCTAGGATTATGATTCCAAACTCTTACATCTTCATATGTAGCTGATGTTGTGTATGCTGTTACGATAATAGCTATTAGAGATACCCCGCCGATAATCAGCTCCACCCCAATTTGGCTATCCATAAACACTGTAGCTGCACCAAACAATACCATAGAAAAGCCCAGGAGGTAGGCACCATGAATCAGCCTTCTCCTATACCGCCAGCTAGGGCCGCCCTCTAAAGATTTTTCTTCGGCTTCCCGCCTTCTTTTTTTAGAAATAGATTTTTCATTGATGGCACCAAACATTGAAGTAATTAAAGCTGACCACATCAGTAAATTCCCTTATTCAATGCTCTTTGCAGAGAACTAATAGTTCCCCTGCCCCAGATTCCATCAATCGGACCGCTGTATTCTTTTAAATCCTTTAGCCTTAGCTGGACAGCCTTACGAGTCATCGGACCAGCGATACCGTCTATCTTGCCCTTGTAGTGCTTTCCAGTGGATTGTTGAATAGTCGTCCAGGTCATTTTTCCTGGCCTTCCGTCAATGATGCCACGGAAACGGTATTTCTTTTTAAGGTTTTCTTGCCAAGCCCTCCAAGTTCTGCGACCCAGTCTGCCATCTACTTTAAGGCCAGCGTAAAAGTTTTCTGGACCACCGATGCTTGGGACGACATCAGAATCATCTTTCTCTGGAGCAGAAGAGTTGCTGATGTAACGAGATGGATCCTTTGTTTGTCCCCAAATTCTTGTCGGAGAACGAACCTCGAAGTGCAGGTGTGGCCCAGTACTAGCCCCAGTGCTTCCGCTGGTATAGACAACAGCCCCTGCCTCTACCCTGTCTTTTTTCTTAAGCTTTGTTTTTTCACGACCGTGGTAATACACGGTGTAAAAATTAGATGCATGTTTGATTATTACGACATGCCCACCACCACGAGGTGACCAGCCAATGTGAACAACAATACCGTCTTGTGCTGCTAGCACAGGGAAAGTGCCACCGTAATCAATTCCGTGGTGCATTTTGCCTATCTCTTTAGTAATTGGATGCCTCCTTGGACCGTAGGGACTTGTAACTGGCCTACCTGGGGCGGGATTAAAAATTTGCAATATTCCTCCAAAACTGTTTTATAAATTCTTTTTTAAACCAACGCAAATAATTCTGCATATAGATAATTATATCATTAAGAATGATGTACAATAGTATTATGACTACTCATAGAATTTATGTTCTTGGAACTACCGCACAAACAATGATAACCCCCGTTGGCACGCAATCAGGGATGGATGTCACCATTCAAAATGTTAACGAATACGGATATATCTACATTGGTTCACATGATGTAACCTCAAGCAATTATGGCTATAGGCTCCTGCCAAGTCACGCCATTTCTTTTGAACTAAACGGAAAAGATGACCTGTATTTAGTTGCAGAATATGCAGACATGAAGGCTGCTGTACTAAAAGTTAAATTAGAGCAAGGATCATAATGGCTAGATTTTCGCATCCAGCAATATCTGGAAAAGGAAGCACAGAAATTGGAAACTGGACAATTGAAGGTGGCACTGTTGACGGAACACAACCTACCTTCGATGGCGATCCTCTTTTCTCTGGGGAATGGACCAGGATAAATGGTTTTTGTCATTTTGGCATTGATGTAGATTTTGATAATATCGAAAGCTTTGGAACTGGGCAATACTATGTAAAGCTTCCATTCCCAGCACTCAACAATTATCTTCTTAGCGATGGTTGCCTACACGACGTTTCTGGTGATGACCAATACGCAATTCTGGGCCATGTCGATGCTGGCTCAGACATTCTAAAGCTATTCAGTATTGCTTCTAATGGACGTCATGTTGCGTTTGAGCATAATGTTCCAGTCACACTAAATATTGCAGACAACTTTCATATAGCTGGTGCTTATGAAGTTGACCCAACTTCTTAGACAGTTAGCCCTTTTTTGGTTTGTTTAACTTGATTTGTTTTCTATGTAAAAAAGGTCTATAGGATTTGCCATCAGGGTCTTTTGCATTTTTGTAAAACTTTTGGAACCCCTGTCTCTCATCAGAAAGATTTCTTTTATACAAATTTTCTGACCTGCTGTCAGCATAATCGAGATATTGCCCATAAAAACTTTCATTGTCCTGAATACGTTTTTCCACAACATCAAAAGATTCTATCCACGTTCTTCTTACTGGGAAAAAGCTAAAAAGAATTTCATCCTTGTCAAACCTTACCCTGCCAGGTTCGGTAAAAAGATAATTGTAGGTAAATGTAAATGGCAGCCAGTCTGTTTCAACAATGGCATCCAGTGGCTGAATACCTTTTTTAAAATAATTTGGCATACCTCTAATATAGGTAGAAATTCCTCTCTCTGTTTTCAAAACAAAGTCAAGCTGTATAGTTAAGACTCCGTTGCCAAAATGCGAAACAACCCACTCGTCATTATTGTTTGGGCTATCTTCACAAACAACAAGATCTTCCAGATCTGGGCCGCCGTTCCACTCTGCCTCGAATCCTCCAGGCGATGGGACGCCCCAGGCGTGCTCATTGGCTATTACAAGTGGAAGGCAATGATAAGCAAAAGAACCGCTGGTTTGATTCATCCAGTCTCTTCTTTTGTCTAAAGGCACTACCTCAAAAAGTTTTTTGCCCTTATCGATATCTAGATAATTTATTTCAATCACTGACACTATACGGCTAGCTCATCAATCTTTTCTGGATTAAACCCAGACCAAGATTCTCCATCTGCTGTCATAACGACGGGGGCAGCCTTATACCCCAGCTCAATTAACTTATTAAGGGCATCAGGATCTTCAGTAATGTCTACTGTTGTATACTCTACCCCAATCTTATCCATATGTCTTTTGGTCATGTTGCATTGTACGCAATTGGGCTTAGTGTAAACAATAGTCATTAGTTCTCCTTTATAGTTAGTGTATCTATTATACCCAGATTTGTGTGTCAAGATCGAGGTATGACTTAAAAGTTTCTGGGAAAATTCCCTTAGATAGTTTAAGAACAGCATCAGCATATTCTCTAATTTCTGACTGTGCATCGTGCGGCAGACGTTGCTCTAAAAATGTCATTGCCCCCTGCAAAGAGGTAGTCCAACGCCAGCGAACATACATGCCATAAGCTGGTAGGAACAGTCTAGCAAGCTCTGGGGCGATACCCTGCTCCATAGCAGACTCATAAGCTTCTTCCCCCAGCCGAATCATTTCTTCTAACCTATCGGTAAACCTTTGGCCCACTAGCTCGTCCACAGGCTCTCCAGAGCCCTGCTTGCTGTTCTCGGGCTTGCTACGCCACTGTGTGGCGGTAGGTACATAAAACTCCTCAGCCTCTGTAATATACCGCCTAGAAGATTCATTCCACCCATTCTGGTCATCGACATGAGTAGAAGACACAGCATATTTCCACCATTGACGTGCTACTACAAGCGGGGCATAAACTTCAAAAGTCATAGCAGCATGACGAAATGGAGAAGTATGCTTTTCCCTAATTAAAAAATTAAGTAGTTTACGATCACGATCTGTTATTTCTTCTGATTCTTTATCATAAGATACCCTCGCTGCATTGACCACAGATAAATCACTACCCATGTGATCAACAAGTCGAACATAACCTTTATCTAATACACTTACTTTTTCCATTGCTCTCCTTTTTTTCGTACCCTGGGCGAGGATTGAACTCGCGTGAACCGACTACCCTTTCAACACGTTATAAGCGTGAGGGGATACCAGGGCTCACCATTAAATAATACAGGTCATCGATATCATTGTCAAGCTGGCTGCACTGGCTTATTCCTAAGAATCATACCCGCCTTTTCTGGTGTTCTGCCAGCCTTTACTGTATTACATTTTTTGCAACAAGCGACGGTATTTAACCAAGTAGATTCCCCACCATCACACTTGGGAATAACATGATCAATAGTATTAGCATATTCATGACAGTATGCACAAATATATCCATCCCGCTCCAAAACACCCTTACGAGAATAGTGAATAATGCGTTTATTATATTTCCATTTAGGAAAAATATACTTGTTTAATTCTAAAGACTTGGGAATAGGGTATGGGCCAAACCGCCCATCCTCCGACTCAGTGCGTACCCGTGCAACGCCACGGTACAGCATAGTAATAGACTTTTTAACACTAACAGCACCCAGTATTTCCATACCACCATTATTATAAATAATCACTGCTGACATTGTTAATATTATATCTCCCTTTGGTACCCCAAGTAAGATTCGAACTTACGACCTACAGATTAGAAGTCTGTTGCTCTGTCCAGCTGAGCTATTGGGGCATATTTAATTATTCGAGCCCCCTGAGAATTCCGAGATCTCAACCCCCACTTTACAAGAGTGGTGCTCTGCCTTTGAGCTAAGGAGGCATGTATCTATTGTATCCCAATGGGTAGCCATAGTCAAGTTGTCCCATGTCGAAGAATCAAACTTCGCTAGCTAATAGCACAGGATTTACAGTCCCGTTTCTGTCCCAGCAGCCATGGGTAAGCCCAGCATGTAGGAATCGAACCCACGCCAAGAGGTTTGGAAGCTCTTGTGCTACCACTACACCAATGCTAGATATTTATTTTATTATTTTAATGAGCGAATGCTCGGGGGCGAATTAATATCGCCAATAAAATCGAAGGGTAAAGCGATCATTGGTGTGTGTCATAATTTCCTTCATGTATATATTGTAACATATGTTTGCGATCAACGTCAAACTAGAATTCTTCGCCAAGCTGTTTAATCATGTTGCAGTTTGCACACAACGTTTGGTATCCATCTGGAAAATTATTTTTAATTAAATATTCATAAAAATTCCACCCAGAAAAATTTTTGCCACCCAAAGACTTTCTTTCCTCTGCACCATTATTATTAATGTGATCTATCTGCAATGCACGAATGTCAGAATACTTACAGTGGTTGCAGGTATAGCCATAGTGCTCTAAAACTTTTTGTTTTGCAAGCCTTCTTCTCTCTCTGGCCTTTTCGTTAAGTGTTTCTTTGTTTTTAGCACGATAAATAGCATCGTATGCCCTTTTTTCTTCAATATTTTTATATGCCATAAGAATATTATAGCATGTTATTATAGGAGGTGGCGACCCATATCGGATTTGAACCGACGATCCCCTGCTCGACAGGCAGGTGCTTTAACCGCTAAGCTAATGGGTCAAGAATCCCTACCCAGTGAAATATCGTTGAGTGATGCTAGGATAAGAATCCGCTGAGATGGCTGGGCTCGAACCAGCGACCTTGGAGTTAACAGCTCCCTGCTCTGCCAACTGAGCTACATCTCATTATTTAATTAAACATTAAGCCTAACAACATGTTGGCAGGGATCAAAACCATTCTCCCAATCTTGTTGTTCTTCTTCTGTCATACCAGGATCTATGTCATGAGTATTACAAAATGGTTGTGTAATCCAATTATTGTCGATACCCTGCTTTAGCCAGGTACCAAATTCTGGTGAATCAATCATTAGGAATCGTCCCCCTCTATGTTACCCAGCATACCATCTAAAGTCTCAAAACCCAAATCCTCGGTTCCGACTGCCTTTAGTAATAGGTTAAAGCTCTCATCAATATAGCTTTCAGCCATTTCTCCAGGCTTATCTATAATAGATTCAACGATCATAAAGGAAAGTGGCAAAGAGATGTCGTTATATTTTACAAAATCTTTAAAGTTTTTGTCATCTCTATAGTTAAGCCAAAGCTCACTGAGTATCTCACACTTATTATCAAAACTAGTTTCCATAGCTACCTATCAAATATTCTGTTTACAAAAAGATGTTGAAAGTTATTCCATGCGGTATCCAATACTGGCTCTTTTCTGCCTATTGGAACACAGGCTTCTCCTGATTTCTTTAACAACTTCTCCAAATCATTGTACTTGATAAATCCTGATCCGTCAACTCCATAATCTTTACCCCAAGAATTTCTCCATCGGAATACTTCATACTTCCTGCCGTTTATGGTCATGAATGGATCATAGCCTGTTAAGACTAAAGCATGTCCTCCTACGTTCGATCCTGTTACTTTTACCAAGCCACCGTTACCAGTGGAGTACATACCACTCTTCCAGGGAACTCCGATTACAACTGGGCCTGTAGAGATGAGGGCATCCCTAACATCCTCTGCCCCGAAGCACCATCGATAGCTTTCGATGAAGCCTTCTTCCTTCATTACTTTTGCTCCTGCCAAAACAGAGGTACCTTCGTACTCCTCTCCTGGCCATTGGTCTAATTTCTGAGCACGTTTATAGTACGAAGAAGCTAAAGCGTTTCCTAGTTCTGCCTTGGGCTGTTCTTTAGGGGCATACGGTTCTGCCAGAAGCTCTCCAGTCCAAGCGAAGCCTACGCAAGCACCCTCTCTGCCTTGATCCAGGATAGTACCCTCTTGCCACTCCACTCTTTTTAAATCAAAGTGTGATGTTCCAATTAGCGACCTAATAGAATAATCACGAGACCTTTCGTCATGATTTGGTCTCCAGTCTAGCTTTCTCTCTTCAGGACTTATTGTCATTATCTTCCTCATTAATTAAATAAACAGCAGCTGTAATAAATTTTTCAACATATTCTGGATCATGCAGATTATGCTTTAGCTCTTCCCAGTCTTTGTCACTCATAATACAATTGTATCAGAGGTTAAAAGTCCCAATCGTCATCTTCTGTAGCTTCATGCTTGCCAATCACGTAGCTTGATCCGCTACCGCTAAAGAAGTCATGGTTTTCATCAGCATTAGGGCTAAGGGCTGCCATGATAGCTGGGTTAACATCAGTCAGCTCAGCAGGGAATAGCGCTTCAAAGCCTAGGTTCATTAGTGCCTTATTTGCATTATAGTGTAAGAATTTCTTAACATCTTCTGTTAAGCCTACCCCGTCATAAAGTTCAGCTGTGTACTTGGCCTCATTCTCAAACAGTTCCATCGTGAGATCATAAGCATACTGCTTATAACGCTCTTGTGACTCTGTATTCAGTCCATTATATCTATTCTGAAACTTATAGCCAATGTAGTATCCATGCACAGCCTCATCTCGAATGATAAGACGAATCATATCAGCGGTATTAGTTAGCTTAGACCTTGAGGATAAATACATTGGCCAATAGAAGCCAGAGTAGAACAAGAAAGACTCTAGCAATACTGATGCAATCTTTCTTTCCATCTCATTCTTGCCGTCGTACCTTTTAAGAATAATCTCTTCTTTCTTACGAAGATAAGGATTCTCTTTGCTCCACCTAAAGATATCATCGATCTCTTCTGTAGAACATAGAGTAGAAAAGATGTTAGAGTATGATTTAGCGTGTACGCTTTCCATAAAGGCAATGTTTGTCAATACCGCCTCTTCATGGGGTGTCTGTGCATCAGGCATTAGCTTGATAGCCCCTACAGTGGCCTGTACGGTGTCAAGCATCGTCAGGCCAGTGAACACACGCTTGGTCAGCTCTTTCTCTTCGTCTGTAAGCAAGGACCATGCCTGGATGTCATTAGCTACTGGCACCTTCTCAGGTAGCCAGAAATTAGCTGTTAGCCTATTCCATACATCAAGATCGACTGGATCTGTAATCTTATTCCAGTTAATTGGCTCTACAAATTTTTCCATTAAGTATCCATACCTTTCTTGGGTCATAGCATACAGCTTACGCAGCCATCCATCTCAGTACCCTGCAAAGCTTGTTGACGGATACGGATGTAATAAATTGTTTTGATACCCTTCTTCCATGCGTAAATCTGTGCACGGTTGATATCACGTGTGGTTGCCTCATCCTTAAAAAATAAGGTAAGTGACAATCCCTGGTCTACGTGCTGACTTGCAGCAGCATACACATCGATAATCTTTTCTGGCCCCACTTCATAAGCATCCACAAAGTATTCCCTGTTGTCGTTTGTAAGGTATGGTGCAGGGTAGTAAACACGACCAAGCTTTCCTTCCTTACGAATTTCAACCTGAGAAGCAATAGGGTGAATTGAGCTAGTACTATTATTAATATAGCTGATTGACCCTGTTGGGGGTACCGCCTGAAGATTCTGATTATACAGACCATGCTTCATGACAGACTTTTTTAGCTTTTCCCAATCAGACTGTGTTGGAATGTCAACACCTGCATTTTTAAATAGCTTTTCAACCTTTTTCGTTACAGGTACCCATGATGTGTTAGTGTATTTGTCGAAAAATTCTCCCGTTGCATACTTTGATTTTTCAAAGTTATAGAAAGGACTGCCAGTTTTCTTTGCCGTTTCGTTAGAAGACTTAAGGGCGTGATAAAGAATAGTATAGAAATACATGTTAGTGAAGTCTAAAGACTCCTCATCACCATAATGCATTTTTTCTTTACCAAAGTACCCGTGAAGATTCATCTGACCAAGGCCGATAGCTCTGGTCTTACGATTACCTTCAGCAACAGACATCACAGACTCGATGTAGCTGAAATCTGCTACAGAAGTTAGGGCTTTAATTGCAGTGTCAACGCTCTTTCCAAAGTCTGGTGACTCCATCATCTTAGCAATGTTCATTGAGCCTAGGTTACAGCTAATATCTCTACCAATTTTGTCGTAAGAAAGGTCAGCATTATAAGTAGTAGGCTCATTTACCTGCAAGATCTCAGAGCATAGGTTGGACATATTGATACGACCATCAATTGGATTAACATTATTTACGTTGTCTTCATAAACAATGTAAGGATACCCTGACTCAAACTGTAGCTCTGCAATAGTTTGAAACAATCCACGAGCACTAATCTTTTTCTTACGAATATCTGGATTGTCCACCATCTCCTGATATTTTTCTGTAACAGAAATATCTGACATTGGCAGACCGTAAACTCTTTCTACATCATATGGAGAGAATAAGTACATGTCTTCATTAGACTTGGCTAACTCAAGAGTGATATCTGGTACCACTACCCCGAGGCTTAGAGTTTTAATGCGAACCTTCTCGTCAGCATTTTCACGTTTTGTGTCTAAGAACTGCAAGATGTCTGGGTGATGTGCATTAAGATACACTGCCCCAGCACCTTGCCTAGCTCCTAGCTGATTGGCATAGCTGAAGCTGTCTTCTAGCAACTTCATAACTGGCAAGACGCCAGAGGACTGCCCTTCAATTTTTTTGATAGGTGCGCCAGCTTCTCTGAGGTTGGTCATGTTAAGTGCTACACCCCCTCCTCGCTTCGACAACTGCAACGAAGAATTGATGCCCCGTGAGATGGACTCCATATTATCTTCGATGCGAAGCAGGAAGCAGCTCACAAACTCGCCTCTTTGCTTCTTGCCTGCATTTAGGAAGGTGGGTGTAGCAGGTTGGAATCGCCCAGAGATAATCTCCTCTACGAGATTCTGGGCAAGCTTCTTATCGCCTCTTGCAAGCATCAAAGCATTCATGCAGACACGATCTTCGAATCTTTCGAGAAATCGACTACCATCAAATGTCTTTAGTGCATAGCTGGTGTAAAACTTGTATGCCCCAACGAATGTGGGGAATCTGAATTTGTGAGCATATGCTTGCTTAAACAAATCCTTAATAAAATCAAAATCATACTGATCGAGCATCTCTTTTTCGTAGTACTCATTCTCGATTAGGTACTCTAGCTTTTCTTCTAAGCTGTGAAAGAATACAGTATTTTGATTAACGTGATCTAAAAAGTAGGCTTTGGCTGCTTCCTTGTCTTTGTCAAACTGAATTTTGCCATTCTCATCATATAGATTTAGCATTGCGTTTAGCTCATGATAGCTATAGTTGTTTGTCATACAGCAGCCTTAACCTTTCCATTGTTTTGTTTACATCTGCATCTGTGCCAAGAACTTCTACCTTGGCAATAAGTGGAACACCTGCCTTTTCAGCAATCATGCTTGCTGCTTTGCAGTAGTGCTCTCCAAAATTTGTGTTGCCCATTCCAATGACCCCTCGAAGATTATCTCTATTGCTTCTAACATTGAGAAACTTTCTAACTGACCGAGGAATAGCATGGTCACCGTTACCGCCACCATAAGTAGGAACAACCAAAACATACTCTTTATTAAATAAAAAAGGTTCCTCATCATCCCACTTCAAAGGTATTCGACAAGCCTTACTGGTTAGCTTTTCGACAAATCTTTTTGTGTTCTCAGACTTGTTTGAAAAATAAACCAGATCAATAGGTAACATCAATTCTACATCCTTTTTATACTAAATGTTGTGCTCTTAGCTTAGAATAACCACAATATTTACATAATTCCAAGGTTGTCTAAATAATCCTTTACGTCTTCTGGCATTGGCTTGGCTTTATAGTTTATCACATTTTCGGGCAAATCAGCAAGCTCATGCTTCGGTTTATCCCTAAACGTATGAATCTCTACTTCATGGTTAAGGTCTCTTGGAGTATGAGAGATTGCTCCAAAGACAGCACCGCAAACAGCATCTGCAAGGTCTTTAGATTTTTTACGAGGGTGATCAACCTTATTATTTCTCATAATCTTAAGCTCCGTTAGCTCTTCAAACAAAAGCTCAATAGAAGGCATGACAAGCCTATCCTCATACATAAGCATAGCCATGTCCTCGTAGTGCTTTTTGGCTACAGAAACGGTATCCGTTCTCATACCAACTGCCTTTAGCTCATTCTGAATGTCAAAAGATTGCCACCTGTCAAAGCTTACCAAGTTAATATTGAAGCCTACCCTGCGTAAATTTTGTATCCATTGCTTAACCTCCGAAAGATCTACTGGCCCCTCTACCCTTGGCTCCCACCAAGCAACAGCGTCAACAACTACTATTGGGGCGACCTGCTCATAATCTTTCATTATCTTAATGTTTACCCACTTCTCGACGTGGGCGATAGCCACAGCACACTTATCGTGTCTCTGAGCTAGGTCAGCGTGTACGAAGTAGGTCTTTTCTGGGTCTGGCTTAAAGCTGGGGTCAAACCTTCTGAATTGATCAATTGGGTTGCGAATTGTCATCGCATCTCTAACCTTTTCCCTCTGCTTAAAAAATGCATCTGAGGAATAAGTCGGTACACAAAGAAAACGCATCATTGCATCACCAAGATCGGTAAAGAAGGCCATCTTAAAATCTTCTATTTTTCTAGTAGGGTTTACCTCCCAAGTAGGTCTTTTAAGGGCATAGACTCCTGGATACTTATAAGATACAATCTGATCCTCAAGCCAGGATATCTCTAAGCTATTGCCCTCCTGCTCTTCTGGAAGATCTGGGTTAATAATAAACTTGTGACTTCTCTCAATAGACTGTTTTTCCAAAATTGCATTTTCATATTTTGTTGAAATGAAGTCTCCTGGATAACGGGGAAAGGATAGCAATGCAACTTTGCCAAGATCTGGGAATCGGGAATCTACTGTACCACGGAAAGCTTTGTAGATATTGTCTGCTGTCTTTCCTTGCTCGTTGCCGCTGCCTACTTCGCTAGCAAACCCAGAAATCTCATCAAGAACTGCCACTAAAAGGTTAAGTCCCTCATGAGACTCACGCTCTGAGTGACCAGAATAAACAGTGATTGATTTATCAAAATCAATAGAGTCCATCTTCGCGTTGTATTTTCCAGCAAACCATGGGGATTTTTCAATTTTAGTTTTAAATCCCTTGAAGAAAACGTTTTTTGCTTGCTGCGCATTTATGGCTACGTTGATAATATCAATAGCATCGCCGGAAGGTTTGCCATAATACCGAGCAGGGTCTTTGAGGCAAAGAAGTTTGTAAACAATAAACGCTACAGCAACGGTAGAAACAAAGTCTTTACCGCTACCTTTGCCGAGCTGAAGGATTACCTCATTCTTTGTATACTTTTTGTAGTACTCAGAGCCTTCCCTTGTCCCCATCACAAGCTCCAGGTCTTCTTGCTTGTAGATTTGACTCATTGCACGAACAATATCGTACTGAACATCAGAAAGGTGGGGCTCT